CAGATATAATCAGGGATAGTAATAAACTTGTCTAGTTTATTCTGTGCTGTAATCTGATGTTTGAAGTATTCCTTCTTAATGCCATCCCAATAGTATTCACGGAAGAATGAAATGGCTTCATCAATTCTGTCCTCTAGTTGCTCAGTAGCAACATCAATGTTAATTAATGGCGCACCAAGTGCTCTAAAAACATATGCCTTTAATTGTTCTCTATTAGAAACTATTGCCATGTTCAACCTTGATTAATCTTGTTTGATTTCTCTATTAGCAACTTTAGAGAGTAATATAAAATACCAGGGCTGAATAGATATGCCTTTTCAAATCCAAGTAATTCTGCAATTATCTCTGAACAGAAGTATTTATTCTTTGTGTTGTAGATCTATGGAATTATAAATCCAAAATTTCCTAAGAGATCATATCCCATACCCACTTTGGATTGCAAATTGTTTCTAATATCTGCTTCCCATTCATCAGGTAAATCAATAAAATCCCAACGATCTGGATCATATACGATATTTTTGATTCTTACCCCACCATCTATGTAAGATGAAGAACCCTACATGCCGTCCTAGAACAAGAACTCGCAGTGAGAATATGGAGTTCTTGTCCACCAACGGACTACTCTAGAGTAGATACCCTCTATCCCGGGTCTCACATCTTTATAGAAAGCAGCTTGAAACATGATTAGCCTCTCTATACAATTCTTCTTGAGTCATTCAGAATCCTTATGACTTTCATTTGGTTCAACGGCTGAAGTACCAATATCATACCTAGGCTCCTATAGCAGTAACGAGATACTTTGCCATTATTAACCCTTGTAGACTTCATCGAGTTGGATAGCAGAGTCCAGAATGATCAGAGCACGACCTACAGCCAATAGACCAAGACTTTCCAGTGCCATAACACCTGCCCTAGTATCTTCTCTGTCTAGATCAATGAATGTAGCTGCCATGATCTTTTCTTTGTAGCGACGTATTGCTGCAGTGTTCACGGTTGAACCAATAGAAGCCAGATCAAGAGCAATAGCCTCACCATCGGAGAATCTATTCATGAAAGCCAGTTTAGTGATATTTCTATGTTCTGGCTATTGCACGACTACTGCTGCTTCAATAACTTCTCTGTAATTTCCGCTAGGGAAATTATCTGTCATATACATATGATCTGCTACAATATTGTTATGTACAGATCCATCTGGATTTAAAATTTCAAAAATCATGTTCAGTTCCCAATTCAGAAAACAAATTCAATAATAACACCACCATCACCACCTTTGCCAGAAGCTGCATTATCACCCGATGGTCCGCCACCACCACCAAAATTTCCACCATAGCCACCACTCTGTGTATTCTGTGCATCATATCCACCACCGGCAAACAGACCTCCATGGCCGCCGTTGCCGGCCTGGTAGCCGCCTCCAGCTCCTGGCCCGCCAGCCGCAGAAAAAGAGTCAGATGCCCCAGATTTTCCCCCCGAGCCCATGGGACATAACAGTCGTCCTAAAAATGTGTTAGTGTTTATTAAACCAGATATTGCAGACCCCCCGGCATAGCCAATACTTATTGATAATGCTGATTCTCCTACTCCAGCGCCATAGCGTGCTGTACTTGGCGCTGGAGTAGTCCCGTATACACCGACCGCACCTCCACCGGAACTGTTAGCATTACCTGCGCTGCCCCCTTGCACATTCATTGTGTTGCCACCCTAAGCGGTACCCCCTGCGCTTGCCCCTGATGCTGCACCGCCTGCTCCCCCGTTCGATGTGAGAGTCGTATAACCTGGTATTGTCACAGTAGTTGTTCCGCCGGCGTTGCCAGGCACTGGGGCACCTGCCACATATGCCCCGCCTGCCCCAACGGTAAAACTTATTACATCACCTGCTTTTAGTGCACAAATAGATTGCGCGAGCCCACCCGCGCCCCCACCGCGGCACAAGTTTGTGCCAGATCCACCACTACCACCACCGCCGATAGCAGTAACCAGATATTTTCCGTCCATTGGAACAGTAAACTAACCAGATGTATTTGTGGCTCGCATCTGCAAGAACTAGCCAGCAGATGATGTTGATGAGAAGAATTGAGTTAAAGTGCTCATCTTATTTCTTATCCTATTTGTTTGAACTATAATGTATTTATATGGGTGTCAAGAGAGAAAATACATAACTAAAGATTATGTATTTTCATTCTTAATCAAAGAGTGTAAGCCATCCACTCGATAATGATACCACCATTGCCACCATTGCCACCTGCGGTATTGTTTTGGTTTGGGAATGATCCCTATCCACCCCCGCCCCCACCAAAAGCTCCACCGGAACCGGCACCGCCATTATAATTAATCTAAAAAGAACCCCCACCACCACCAGCAAACATCCCACCGTGCTGACCATAAACATCACTGTAAGTTTTGTAACTTTGTTGTCCACCTACTCCGGCACCACTCTAACTTCCTGTAGAAGTATATCCAGTAGGCTGTAAAATTCTGTTCGAGAAGATTGGTACAACACCAGTTATAGTAGGTGTCAGTTGGCCAAAATTATACCTGTACAGGCCCCCTTCTGTGATATCAGACCCAGAAAGTTCCATTGCATTCATAAAACATGTCAACTATGGATTCCCAGATGTGCCCGCGCCGCAGCCCGCGCCGGCATTTTGTGCATCACACACCTTGCCGTACACACCTACTGCTCCACCTCCCCCGCCAGCCAAATATCCTTGGCTGGCCATATACCCATTAGAACCGCGTCCGCCATTGATATTCATTACATTTCCGCCTGCTCCAGTACCACCAGATCCACCAGTACCACCTAGTCCCGGGTTTAACCCTGCTCCCAAGCCACCCATTATCCCGCCATTAGCAGTAAGAATTCCGCTGCCATTAAGAGAAATCGTGGTATTGCCGCCATTTGAATCGAATGCACCAGCACCACAGATATATGTTAGAACATCACCAACTTCTAGTGTGATCAGGCTTTGTGCTAACCCACCTGCCCCGCCGCCACCTCCTCCATATTTTCCCCCACCCCCACCAGCGCCAATAGCAGTGATTAAGTATTTCGTTCTAATCCTTGCAGTAAATGTGCCAGAGAAAGTACTTGCATGAAACTGATATAGTCCTGTTGCACCAGAACCGCTGCCAAAAAATTGCTATACATTACTCATCAGATACCTCTTGGAATTTCATTTGGTTGCACCGGAGCAGTCAGAATCTGTGCCGCTCTACCCTGAGCAATAATACCCATCTGCTCTAGAGCATTCACACCAGAGATCGTTTCTTCTAGTGCCAGGTCAATATATGGAGCTGCATTGACCTTCTATTGGAACCTGCGAAGTGATGCAGCAAGAATACTAGTGCCTTGAGAAGCGATGTCTAGAGCAATAGCTTCTGCATCTGTGAGACGATGCAGAAAAGCAAGTCTAGTCACTCTCATTGGCTCTGGCATCAAGTTCTTAACTTCAGGAATATCAAGAGCACGATACGTACCATGCTCAAAGTTCTATAACATGAATTCATTCTAGGCAGTGATTGTATTGATCACCTGTCCGTCTTTTAGAATTTCATAAATCATTTGTTCTCCGATTACATTAAGATATGGTCCAGCCGATGCCTTGATCCATGTAAGTGAATGTCAGCGTACTGTTATTGTAGTCGATGTTACAGTTCTCAGACAGAGACATGATATTCTGACCGTTGCGCATGACTGTACATGACTATGTCGCATGTTTGTATATAACAACCTTGTCCCCGGGAACTGGATTCGCCGGCAAGAATACATTGTTACCAGCCCACATGATACAGCAATCATTTGCCATGGCATATAAAGGAGTCCCAGCAGAACTACCCCCATTAACTACTCGCTGACCACCGATAGAAGTCCAGTCACCCCATACAGTACCTTCTGCAACTCGCAGGTACATTCTACTAGCATTACCAGCAGATAACTCCACTGCCAATTGAGCTGCATATCCAGTATTGTCATGGTAAAATACCAAAATGTGCCAATAACCAGCCAGAGTGATTGCTGTACCAGTAGCATTATGCAAACCGTTTCCATCATTAGTATAGAAACCAGCCTCGAGTGTAGTAGACTGAAAGAATGCAGCAGTGTGCGGTGTGTCCTCAAAGATGGGAGTCCGTAACAGAGCACGAGCAGAAGCGACATCACTAATGCCGAACAGTGATTTACCTACAGTAGAACCGCCCAAATTGGTCAATGCCTGAGAAGAAGTAGTCGCTGCAGTGCCACCCTATGTAATAGGAAGTGCAGTCATAAGTGACAGACTAGAAAGAGTACCAGCGCCCGCCGTGATCTATCCATTGTTACCGAATGAATGAGTAACACCTGAACCGTCAGCAGTAAGAATCTCTACTCTGTTATCTGCTACAACTTTTCTAACTTCTCTACCACCCAACTTGAGCGCACCGGAGTATAGTACGGAACCAGAATCACCTTTAAAATCTGGCACACCAGTTAGATCAATATTAATCTTCTCTGAACCGGACAGTTTGATAGAAATTGGCTTATAAGCACCAGAGCCAAACTTACCAGATTCAATCACTGTTGCTTCTGCATCAACACCAACATTCACAAAACTTGTATTAGCAATATCAGAACTTGAATAAGAAATTAGACCCGATGCAGTACCGCCACCATTTGGTGCAATACCAAGCTGCGCATTAGAATCTGCAGCAGAAGAAGTGATCAGGAATCTCTTAGTATGATCTGCATTACTCAAGTCGGCAATGATTTTTCTATTGTCACCAACGAATTCGTACGATCCATTGTGAGTAACATCTACATCACCTAGAGAAACAAGTCTCTGTGTTACATTGATAATCTCTGTGTAACCGGTTACTATCTTTGCAGTCAGTGTTCTTGCGGGTGTGAACTTAGTAAAGTCGCCTGATTCCAACAGCGTGATCTCAAATGCTATGTGATCATATATTGCAGAGCCAGTTGGTACACAGAAGATTCTGATATTACCGGTTGGAGTAGTCCAAACTTCAAACTGGAGACTTTGTGGTAACTCATTTGACTCGTGGCTAGTCCAGTGGAATACAGTGATTGCAGAACCAGTGGTGGCTTGGAAATAGATCTTCCCTTTGCCTTCAAGTGTAGTAGTGCTCTACTTCTGCAACTGCGCGGAGATATCAAATATCGCCTTCTCACCATCATTTCCTCGTCCATAATCACCAATGAGAACACCAGCAGTGGGCACAATACCGGAATATGCAATTGCATACTTTTTGATTCTACCTCCAGCTAAGTAGATATCATTCATGCGAACGATATCACTGAACACTGGGTTGGCAGCACTCGCTTTGGTGTTGATTTCCTCATTCAATGCCCAAAGGTTATAATCGCCTTCTGCATTGGTAAGAGGAGAACCTTTGATGGCAGAATCCTATATTACTGCCTATGGAATACCTGGGGTTGCTGTCTGTCTGTAGAATATATTTGCCATTGTTTGGAGTCCTGATTATCGGCTAGACAATAATTGCAGAATCTTGTCTAGCTTATCCTCAAGATTTGCTAGTCGCTGCTCTGTCTCTTTTTCCTTCAAGTATTTATTAAGACCTTCTTGATCTTTCACTATTATGCTACCATTAGGAGATTTGTAGACCCCGGACAGAGGTCTACCAGATGTATCAACTACTTGCTTGAGCATCAGATAACAGCAATAACTCTGTAATTCTTGATCACAGGTGACATGTTCTTGTACTTAGAACTCATCACACACTTCAGATTGTAGGTATCAAATCCTGGTAGATCGTACAGATAGAATTCATAGTCGAATAAGTCACCAAATGAAGTAGATTTATTTCTAGCGACATCGCAGTTCAACTTCTTCCATTGCAGTTCTGAATGCGTACTGGTGTCATTAGACATACTAGTTCTGACATACCATTCAACAGATGTGTCAGGAGTAGAAGCCATGAATGAAATTACCTTGATACCAGTAGAGAGAGTCTCTAGCTTGATTTCTTTAGTTATGTACTTAGCAAGTGCATAACCATTGTTTGGTAACAACTCTGAGTTCACCTTATCGATGACTGCTGCAGCGGTTGCAGTCTGACCAGAGCCGCCCGGGGCAGCAATAACAATTGTTGGAGTTCTAGTGTAACCTGATCCACCGGAGACAGTCAAGCCGGTAACACTGCCACCTGCTACAGTAGCAATAGCAGTTGCCGTAACAATGTTCTCTTTATTTGGCTCATCCTCTGCTGGCACAATAGTTACAACAGGAACACCAGAGTAACCTGTACCACCAAACAATTGTGTGAAACCAGTAACTGAACTAGAAGCAACAGTAGAGTTTACATCTTCAATGAATGCTTGATTGTTGATAGCATTTGCATAAGAAGTAACAGTTGCACCGTTTCTCAGATCAAGAACCGGTGATACATTGCTAGCAGAAGTAGTAAGTGCTATATTCAACTTGAATGAAGAATCTGTCTCACCATTGTTAACAGAAGTAGCTCTATTTGCGATTATAGATTCATATAGTGCAAAGTTAGCAGCATATAGATCAGTGGGCATATCTCCACCGGTGTACTGGTAATTTGTGTCCAGAAGTTTGTGTGATGCTCTCAGTGCGGTACCAACAGGTGTAGCAAATTCAAGATTTGGCACAAATAGACTGATCGGCTTGTTGATACTCACATTAAACCATGCCTCAGAATAAGCAGTTACAATACCTGGCCATGTACCAGCATCTACTTGTACATTTGTCGTATAACCGGATCCAGGATTAGTAACAGTTGCACCAACGAATCTTGGACCTGAGCCAAACTATGTAGCTGTGTTAACAGAAGCGGTAGCAGCAGTTCCACCAGCAGGTGCAGGAATTGTTACACCAGTAGGGACAGGGCTATCTGCATTCTGATTCTCAAATACTACATGAGTTATCACACCACAAGAATTTATCGAGCCCGTAGAAGTAGCAGTAAATCCTGCACCAGAACCCGCCAATTCAAATTCAATTGAATAGTCATCAACAATTCTGGTAATACCGAAAGAACCTGCCAGATTAGCACCAACGATGCCATTATAATATGCATTGGCATGAATGGAGATAGGATTAATGACAATGCGTTCTTTGTTATCGAATAGAGTGTAGCCGTGCTGCTCGAAAGAGCGATAAACGACTTTATTACTTCCAGTAGTAGTAAAGAACTGAGTACCTTTAACCCAACGGTTAGCAGAGTCACCACCCAGAGTCACAGTAGCAGAATCAGATGTGAAATCTGCAATATTCATGCGGAACTTCATATCTTCAAACTGATCTGTGGTCCATGTGGATTCGTTCTGGCTCTTGAACAAAGAACCAACATACGGCTGTTCGAAGATGGTTTTCTTAGTCTCATTGGACTTTTCACCCATCTTAGATGCCCAGATCTGGTAAGTATTACAGTTCTACTTTACGACAAAACAGAATTCCTTGTCTTGTGGCAGGTAAATTGGGACAGGGAATGTGAATTTAGTAGGGACCGATGCATCATTAGACACAAGAACTTGATTAGGGTACAATGTCACATTTGCATCTTCTGATACTAACTTTTGAGTAGGGTACCCGTTCAGCATTTCTCTCAGATCAACCGAGACTGGAAACGTCTGATCCTTTGTATAGAAATATATCTCAATACTTGTAACAAACACACCACCTTGCTTCCCATACGTAAAGAAGGACTGTGCCAATGGGTCTACTCCAGCCCTAGGTGGTGGGGGAGCGACAGTATCAATATCGAGCAGAGAGATAGTCTTTCTGAATACCTGTAGAGTACCTTGAGCAACAAATGTTGCATCCAGTTCACCGAGTGTGTTGCCGTCTACTGCAAGATCAGCAATCTCTGATGCTTCTGTAGCAATAATATCCAAGTCACCTGCCTTAAATTTACCACCTTCAATATTGATGATAAAATCTACATCACCGTTTGTAGACACAACAACCGGTTCACCCATGTTTTTATAATCAGAAGCAGAGTTCCAGTTCCGAGATTCAACGCGGTGATCATACTTCACACCATCTAAGAAAATATGAAGAACCGTATTAGGTCTTGCATCCTTGTAAGTGCAAGTAACCTTTTGTGCACGAATATAGACCAGAGGTTCTGATCCAAGCAGTTTCGTTACTGCATATCTTCTAGAAATTGTTGCCATAATTTATCTTATCTCAAATTTAAGCCGTTGCGGATGTACTGTTGGATGCTAGGGTATTCCCACGTAGAAAGTGCTCTAGTCTTTGAATCCCAGCCCATGATCGTGTCTATACTGATCTCTGAAGGCCCAGAGTAATATGCACTTCCGAGTGTGTTTGGTAGTTCATATTTAACCCCAGTGTATGGGAGTTCGGGAATGTTGTACGGTTCAGCGAGTACTGGCGGAATAGCCGCTGGTTGTGTAGTCCATGCCCATGCATTTCTTCTCAGAGTAATCTCTGGTAGGAACAATGTCTCAACCCAGTAATCTTGCTTAGGTGACAGTGTAAGAGAACCAGAGAAATCAACAACGTTGAACGGATTCACATTAACAATTTTGGATGAATATTGAGACTTCGCAAAATTCTACTCAATATAGTTAAGAGTTACAAACCCACCATCATTCACCTTCACGTTGGTAGTTTCTGTAGCAGGAACATACAACTGAAGATTGATCTACTCATTTTCCAGACGGCAGTAGATTCCATCCTGTGGAGAAGTAGAGGCAGAATAACCTGTGGCTAGAACATCTGCGATCTCAAATGGATCTTGCACATTTTCTACTAGGTACCCAGTCTTGTATTTCTCCAGACCTGTCTTAGCATCAATAACCTTAGTCTGAAGCAATTGTGTCTCTGCTACCGATAGAGTAGCAAATTCTTCCACCTTATCGATTCGTTCTTCAATATTGGAAATTGCTTCCATTGTATAAGTGTTTACAGCCACACGATAAGAATTAATATCGTTAATGGAATACAGATATGGAGGAAGGTCGTATCTGTCTAACACATAAGCATCTTCTGGTACTGCAGGAACTCTAGGTGCTTTACCTGGGTTGCCTTCTTGTACAAAGATCTCGCCGGATTTATCTACACAGACGAGATCAATCCTACCAAGATAATAAGTAACACTTGTATCGATTGAAGAACCAGAAACAACAGGATTCGAATTCACACCGGTACGAAGATCCAAACAATCTCTCATGGAGATAGGAGAACCATTTGCAGGAGTGTAAGATTCAATATAATGATTTGGTATACCGGCATATGAATCTGCACTGAAGAAACTAGATGTTCCAGAGTGTTGCAGGTAAACATACTTGATCTTGATATCCTGACCTGCTGGTAGTGAAGAGATACCGGGCCGCAATTCAAGATATGAGTTCAGATATGCAAACTCTGTGGTGTTTCTCGAGAATCTGAAGTCATTGATTCGCTCAATGCCGCCGATTACAACACTCTACACAAAGACAACATCATAATTGGGCAGTGTAATTTTTCTCTGCCCCAATGTAGAAGTTGACATGAACGGGGTATCAGAAACTTCTTGCACTGTTTTTGTCTTTGCGGCAGCTGCTGATTTTCTTACTTGAACAAAGCAGATGTAGCCAGCAGTATTAGGTCCGGTGATAGATGTTCCACCACTAGAAACACTGAATCCTGCAATAGACACAGGAAGACCTGCCAGGCTGTATACTGTAAAGATACCTGTGTCTACACCAACGACTGTACCAGAACTCACTGTACCAGAAACAGATGAACCAGAGTTGATCGTCAATCTTTCCCATGTGGTTATATCCATATCTGGTAGATTGTTAGAATCCTTCAGTGTCTAGACACCATTTCTACCTAGATACTGAATAAGGTTATCAGCACCATCAGAGAACAAGCAACCGATAGAAAGAATCTTTGCGCCTGCTGCAGGCGATGTGGTAGCAATAATCTATCCTGGCTGTGGCATCTACGCACCTGGGGTATTTCCAGATTTGAACACAAATAGCATGTTAGTGGACTGTTCATATCCACTAATAGAGAACTCTGTGCCATTGATAGCAGTCACTGCAGAGATTGATGCCCAGTTGCTAGTGGAATCAACTTGTGTCTCATGAACCATAGCACCAAACGTTGTGCTAGTACCAACAATTCTTGCACATGTTGACAGAGAAGAGTACCCATTTGCATAGGCGAAATCATAGAAGTAAACTTTATCTACTCTTCTTTCTCCCCATGAAGAACCTGCATAGAAATCTACCGTCAAGAACTTAGCAGTAGCTACAACATTACCACCTGCGGAAGCAGTGTCATAGAATGTAATCGTTCCGCCTGGAGCAGGTAACTGACTCGCATTAGTAACATTCACCAGAACATATGAACCATACGCAATTCTTTTTGTCAGTCGCTCTGGTGCACCACTAGTTCTAGGTTTGTCTACTACTACATAGTTTGGAACAAGTGTTTCTACACCGAAGCCGTAAATGTATGCTTTACCCTGAGTAACATTGTATACTAATTTCTGTTCAAAACTAGCTTCTTCTGAGGGAGATGTAGCAGTAAACTTGCCGCTGTTGTTACCCGCGCGCAGATATTCCTGTGCATAACCTTTCAACCCATCTACTACATAATTACCTGATTCTTCATATGTGCGCTTGGCGAATGATTTCTCGAGTTCGTTGTACTTCGGGAAACGAGCATGTTCTTCCAACACACCTTCGTTGTATCTCATCAGTTCAACATACTCATCTGTGATAGCAGCATCGAGTGGGAGCGAGATCAAGTCGATCTCAATCTTGACTCTGTCCGCGCCTGGCGCAGTGTAGTTATAACTACCCTGAGATGGATCTAACAGTGTCTCATCATCTGTATATTCTACAAGAGATTCTGTGATCTTGAACAGAACATGTGCAGAAGGAGAAACAGTGTATCTGGAGATAGTTACTGTCTGCTTCGGTGTGCTAACGAATGTGCCATTGATGTAATACACACCAGCATTCACGAAAGCAAGTGAGCCAAGACCAACAGGTGAAGGTTCACCGGAAATTAGATTCAAATCATTAATCAATGCTCTCTGTGAAATGTCAGTTTTCACATACACTTCTTCATCTGGCAAGAATTTGCTAGTAGCAAGAGTATTTCCGCTCTGAGTGTAGATACCAGATTTTGTATAAGCGAGATAGAAGGTCTTGGGTGTGCTATTGGATGATTCATTCTCAATGTGAATTATCTTAGCCTCAACACCGGATGTCACACCAACAATCGTCTTGTTAAAGAATCTGGTGTTATCAATAATTATGCCGTTGAATGATGAGCCTACGGTAATGTAATCTACACCCAGTTGAGCAAAACTATTACCCGGAATAACAATGGAACCATGTTTAAAAATGTGGTTGCCAAACTTCTCGATCTGATTTCGCAGTATAGTCTGAAGTTGAGTCAATTCTCTGGCTTGCACAGCATAACCAGGTTTGAACATAATCTGATGATAATTCTTGAATTCATCAAAATCATCAAAGTATGGGCTGACGTTATAGTTCTTCATGTTTCTTTGTCTTTCCTAAACAATCTCTAGGAGTATTTACGGCCGAATTATAGAGAGATATTCTAGAAATTCAGGAATGTTTTGATAATGATACCTTGATTCTCTGAGAATGTAAAGGGTTGTTCGTATGAGTAAAATACTAGATCCCCAGAGTTCCTATTGATAGTAGGTGTATCCGCAATCTCTGTTACAGTACATCTAATAAGAGTGTTCATCTCTAGAAACAATTCTCCGGATGGTGGAATATTTCTATCACCAATTGGCACTAGAACCAATTCCGAATTTGTGTTATTCACAGACAGCACTCTGAACTTCTGTATGCCATATTGTGTGTCAGTCATCACCAATGTATTTTCATAGAAACCTTCTAATGAAGCTTCATTAGTAGAGATACCAACGGTATAAGTCTAGAGAGTTTCATCAGCCTTGATTGGCTTGGTGTATACATCCTTCGGTCCACGCAAAAGACCATACAATCTATAATCTTGATTAATGTAGTTTAGAGCGCTGCTCATGCGGAATGAAGCATAGATACTAACACCCTGAGCACCAAGTTCTTTTGGAGCATTAGCACCATGTCCACCAATAGGAGGAACTATAGCGTATCCAGATGCTTCTGTCAGTGATGTATTAGAATTCTCGCGCTGACTGTCGTAAAAAGAAAGATTGGCGTAAGTGTAACCAAATCCCGGATCTGTAAATCTTACATCAACAATCTCACCATCATAAACAATCGCTTCTGCTTTTGCACCGATACCGTCGCCAAGAACTGTAACAGTCACGAACTTGCTATCTGTGTATCCAGTGCCCCTAGTGATAGCACCGGTGACGATATCAGACATTTTAGCGGCATACAGACCACCTGGAACTGCAAGTTGTTCAATATACTATTGATCAGATGTGAAATCTGATTGGTTAATAACAGCTTGTAATGATGCAGGAGAAACACCTGCTGCACTGGTGCTAGCACTCAGAGAGATAGATGTATACCCTTCACCTGCATTCTGTGTTACAACTTCGATAATTCTACCATTTGAGACGATAGGAACAAATTCTGCTCCATTTCCATCACCTGCAACAACGATAGCAGTATCTGCATTAGATGGATATCCCATGCCAGGATCTTCTGAGAAAACATTTACTACTTTGTTCTTAGATATGATGCACTTCACTATTGCGGTTGGGTTTTGTGTGCCAATCGCATTAAAGAATTTTCCTGTGGGGTAGACACCAACCGCATTATTCTAAACAACAAGTTCAGGAGCAGAAATGTAACCAATACCTGGGTCAATAATCTTCACTTTGATGATCTCACCCTGTACATATTCCTTACCATCTGCAGCTGTACCAGCCTCTTTAGCTACTGCAACACCGAATGTAGCTCCACCAACGGACACTGTTACGTTGTCAGAAGTTTCATAACCATATCCTGGGTTAACAATGGTGACACCTGTAATCACACCAGAAGTAATAACTGGTTCTATTACTGCACCAACTCCGAACACAGAACTAACTGTGATTCTTGCACCAGCTGTGTAACCTGTGCCACCTGTGATAGTAAGAGCAGCAATCGCACCAATTGGAGAAACAGAACTAATTGTGAGTACTGCGCCTCCCCCAGTTACATGACCTGCATCTATAACGGATATCGTCGTCGCTTCATAGTTATCATACCCAGAACCACTATCCAATACGATGACATTTTCAATCTAGCCACGGTTATAGAAACTATCTGAAATAGCCTTCTGCACAGGAACAAAAGATGAGTTACCAAATTGACGCAGTTTGTACTTTGGAATCTCATACATGTACTTCCACATGTACCCATCACCCAAAATAGCATTAGGAGAACCTTCAGCGGTCGGATAACCTGTTTCAGAGTTGTACCATTCTGTCTCTAGGAATCGTACTGGAGTAACACCAGTAAAGGTTGGCTTGATCTTTGAACTTAGACCAGCTGGACCAAAATGAAGACTTGGGTTGTTCAAGAAACGATTTTCGTTGTTATCCAGGCACTTGTACACTCTATAGATCTGGTCAGCACCCTGGGTGATCACATAGAAACTATTCCTATAGTTATCTGTCACTAGAGGAGAAATACAATTCCTTGTGTGATCCCATCTAGAATAAACGGTATTTGCCTGCCATTCTACACGTGGGATTACTTTTGATACTGCATTAGAAGAAATCTTCTTATAGTAAACAGAGTCATTTCTGATGTCAGATTCATCTTTAGCAGAACCGATTACAGATGGAAGAGTCCCTCCGTATTCATAGCCGGATGTTTTACCTAGGAAATGATACCAGATAGATCTTTTGAGTTGGATATCACTGACGATAATATCAGCAACATCCCCAGCGAAATCAGTCTTTAAAACGGACATAAGACTCTCAGTTCAAAATCAGTTAACGGTGATAGACCATGTGACAGTAAGAGAATCACCTGCTTCTTTGTTCACCACATTGAAAGTAGTTCTTGCCAGCATGTTGCCACCTGAAGCTGCATCCATAATACCGGCTTCCTTAAGTGCACCAGTGCCAGCTCCCGGACCGAATAATGCAGTGTAAGTAACTGTAGGCCCAGTGCCTGTGTTTGCACCTGAGGAAAGAGTAAGTGCAACTCGACCGACTTCAGCACCGAGCCCCACATCGCCAGTAACTGCAGCTGTCTGCGTAGTACCAACTGCCATGTGCGACATAGGAGAAGTATATACTACACCTGATGCTGCTTGCCTCATGAGTCTGGCGATATAATCTTTACCAGATCCAACAACTAGGTTCTTCACCTCTCTGCTGTCTTTAACAGTGCCATCGGCTGCTGTTAGCTTAATCGTAAGTTGACCAGTAACTCCTGAATCACTTACTAATACTCTGTCATTGATCATTCTACGATCTCCAATTGTATTGAGAAGAAACCACCTTCGGTGGACGGGTCGGTTACGTCAAAGAAGGAAGTTACGGAAATGTGCGCCACGGGGTAATTATAATCATTATTTATGCCGTACCACGTGTCAGCTGACCCAGAAACATCCCCATAAGAATAATCGGGTTCCCAGCCTCCAAATGAAATATAGTCTGCTACTACATTCTTCTAGATATTCTTAGCAAGAGTTTCTGAAGGAGATATGTAATCTTCGAGTACCTTTTCAACATGCTTGATATTAAAGTCAAATGTTGATGTACCATCAAACAGAACTACATAATCTGAAGATATACTTCTCTAACCTGTAACAGCGTAATCCAATCCGTTCATTCTTCTCTATTGAATGAACGACTTAGTTCCGGCAGGGTGATTAAATTTAATTATCTACTCTGCTTCTTTAAACTATTTCTATGTTTCAATAGTATAAGAATATGTCTGATAATAGAAACTATCTTGAATGATGGACTGAGCATCAGAAATTAATCCCGTCCAGTCATCGAATCTACCATTACTCTTTACGATATAATCAAATTTCTAGATCAATACTGTTCTGGATTCTTTCCATTGATCTATTGTGTAAGAACTAAAATCCGTAAACAGAGTCGGTTTAGCCTGACTTACAGTCTGAATAAATGCCAAAGAACCATAATATGGTCCTACTTCCGGCATCTGTTGCTTGTAGTAATCTCCAGACAGCATATACGTCTGAATCCAGGATCCACCATCAATAACCTCTGTCATACCTTCTATATCATCTAGAATATCAATTCTGTGATGTTCTGTGATAGCACCAGTAGTGAAATTGACTGAATCAATCTCCGATGTTATATTAATATTTCCGGTCGGAGGCTTCTAGAATGGATAAATTGTATACCATGAATTTTCTAATAATTCATAGCCATATTCTTTTATTTCTACAGTTTTGATCTACCCAGTACCAGTTGAACTGTACACCCTAGCAATTGTTGATTTCTTCTATCCGGGAATCTAGAAAACCTGCCCTTTTTGCCAATACTTTCCGCCGGTATGGATATCAAAATGACTGAATGTCTTTTTAATAATACCTTCGTAGACCTTAATCCCATTTCGTTTAATCTGAAATTTTTGAAGATTACTCTCTGATGTTGTGTCAATATAGAACTGTTGTTTAGAATCAAAGAAGATCAATGAATCAGAATTGGAAACAACTTCTACTTTCTTGACATTTATAGAGAAAATACCCTTTGCATTGGCCCATGATAACTTATCGTATGGCTCAATCACGAACGCATCTGATATTTTGTAAAGTGTCTATAGACGAATATGGTATTCCTGAGTCCATGTAGACTCAGAGGCACGAAGCATATTATACTTCGGATATGCTACTTCAATTTCTTCACCGAATGCAATTCTGAATAAGAACTTAAGACATTTCTCAGTACCTTTATGAGAATATACTTCTGCTGCATTTCTTAGAAAATTGATAGTTGTTATATTTGAAAATGTTGGTACATCTATTGCAAATTGATTTCTGTAATGCTCAATGAAAACATCCAGATACTTTTCATCCAATGAGGAAGCAAGATCCAAATCAGTAGCATAATTCAACTTACCATTGAACGTATCTTCTTCAATGAATCTATAGTATTCCTCTACGAATTGAATTAGATTCGGGAATTCTTCTCTAAAGAACTCCGGAAATCTATTGCTTGTTATTAGATCTGTTTTCATTTAATAGATGAGAATGTCTTCGACTACACTTTATCATAATCAACATAAGTAAGAACTTCACAATCTTGATAATCTATTTTTATAATAGTGTCTCTCAATGGGATAACATCATAAGATGACACAAATATATCAAACCAGAAACCATCATCATATAAACTAGAAATTGTGATAGCATCAGTCTTGATAATGCCTTCTTTGAAATCAACTGTGCCGATCTATTGAATGAATTGATCTACACCTGAGGGTAGTACTTCATATAAATCCAATTTTCCAGCAAGTGAATTCATTAAGAAGAAAGAATTAGAAGATCCAGGAAGATAGAACCTGCTAGATTTAACCTATCCTGTTTTGATATCAATGGGGTTATTTAATTTCACAGAATATGTTTCAGATGTGCCAACAATAATAGTAAGATACTGTTTGACATAAACCTTTGTCAAATTGCTAACAATACTATAATCTGTAGAGTCAATGAGTTTAGTAAGAGTAGAATATCTGAAACTCTTTTTCAATGAATTCAAAGAATTAACATAATTCAAAACCCCATTCTTGATTAGAACAGAAATATCATCAGCTGTTTTAGTTGTTTTATCAGGATTAAAATATACACCTGTTTTGATTACTAGATTAGTATATGTTGGATCTACAATAATAGGCTGAATAGAAAGCATTGATCTATTCGCCTTCAAGAACTCAACTATTTCAAATTTCTCATCTACAGAACATGCATTTCTATCAAATGGTTTTGCACAGATATAAACTGACCCATATCTTGGTGGATAATGATCTTCACCTCCCCAGACGGAGACAGATTCAACAAATGGAAACTGTTGTAATATCTGTGAGATATAATCTTTATCGGTTACAGCTCTATTCTGCGCAACATAATTGCGAGGTGCATTATACTTTACGGACTCAATTGATTCTGCATTTGCACCACCTGAAGATAATTCCAAAGTAGTCACTTGATAAAGTGCATCACCCCTGTATCCACCGGCATAATAGAACTGCCCACAATTATTTGCTGATTGTCCGGAAGAAGCATAATAATCCAAGTAAACAACATTGCCAGTATCAATTGCTTTACCTAATACATCATTACCAAAATAAACTTCATAGAAAAGATCTTCTCTTTGTTTAACAAAATAAACAGTATCTTGACTGGAGACCTATAGAAGATCCAATGATCTATTAAATGTCTGGGATGATATATTGCTAACAGATTCTTGAACTCGCACTGTCAACGAAGTCATGTCGGCATTCTTATTTGGGATGACAAATGTAGTACCGATTGAATTGACATAACTGGTCTGTATGTATGATCCTTCTATTACATCTACCTCAAATACGAATCTTCCATTCAACAGTTCTGCAGTCTTAGCATAATAAGTCTGGAAAACATATTCATTGGTACCAATTACTCCACGAAACATCGTTCCCTTTGGTAGGGTTAATTGTGTCGATGTAAGATTTTGTACTTCCTACATCTCTACTCTGACTTTTGCTCTGGCAGATGTGACAGATTTGGCTGTATATCCAATTGATTTAGCCAGAGACACAACACTCGAATACTTACTGGCAGAATCAATGAATGACTCGTTCAGAGCCATATTTGTATACAATGAATGATAATGTAGGTTATAAGCAAGAACATCAATTAATGTACTTAGAGCAGAACCCTCAAAGTTATAATCACTGAATGTAGCTTGACCTTGAAGGAATGTCTTAATATTTGCTTTAATTCCATCAAAATCCAACTAGTCTACTTTGATAAGATTATTACTCATCTTGTTCTTTCTAATACTACATTGACACTTATAGGCTGTTCAGTGTTGATGATTTTGTAAATGATTGTGATATAGATAGCATTATTGTCCGGGCTATCGTTGATGCTAGTGTTAATCAACGCAGCCCTTGGTTCATAATTTTGAATGACATCTGCTATCATCTTTTTCAACATGATATTTAATTGATCGCCATGCAATTCAAATAGCAACTTCTTTACAGGAGTCCCTATGCTTGAATTAAATGGTCGCTCACCATTTAATGTCAGAATCAAATTCTTGATAGCAAATGAAATTGCTCTAGCATCAGTCTTTACTGCAATATCCCCTGTAATAGGGTTACTGATAAAAGCAGCGTCAAAATCTGTGAACGTTCTTGTTGCCATATTATGCCTTTAACACAAATTTTCCACTGCCGATTGTCTTATTAATTGCCGCATCAATTGTAAGATTTTGACAACGATAGTCACCTTCTTTGAACTAGACATGAATCCACGTACTAGAACCTTTGTATTCTAGAATCAATTGTCTATATGCGGGCAGTATCTTTTGGATCTCAATAATAGCCTGATAATGTTGTTCTCTGGAGAATCCTGATAGTTGAATATCAGCAGCACATCCTGTCAAGTGATCTGATGTTTTCTAGCCACCTATTTTACTATTTACGGTTTCTGATCTCCATGTGTTTGTGATTCTCATGTTTGGAAATTTTGCCTTAATTGTGTCCAGACAGTTCACAGTCAATTTCTTGAGATTGCACACAATCTCAGAAGCAGTCTTTCCGTAGTTTTTTCCTCTGGGGTATCCAGAACTTCCAGTCAGAACATCACCAAGTTTAAACAGCGATGACAATTGATATTGCGGGACTATGTCAGCATCAGTCAGATTCTCACAATCTGTTGTTAATGGCATCGGTGTTTTTTCTCCTGGCACAGTTTCTTCCTTTGCATCACCTGTAGCCTCTTGAGTTTCATCCTCGTCGAATTCTTTAGCATTTCTAATCTGGAATTCTACCGGGGATCCTTCATCTGGTGTTTCATAGTTTGCATTGAACATCGCCTTTCTGGTAGGAGTCGTAAGCAAAGGTAAATCGATTTTGCCGCCAGGTTCTTCTGTTGGTAGTTCCATGCCTCGTACTTTTCTATCAGAGTTCAAGTGAATGTTCTATCCTTCCAGGGATGTTTCACCATCAGATTCTTCCATAAAAGAAGCATTAGTCTTGATGCTAATATCTTCTTTAGCATGTAGTGCGAATTTTTTACCTACTGCAAGAGTGTAATTCCCTGTGACCTCGGTTTTCATATCACCAAGTACTTGTAATCTAGCATCATTTTCTACTCTGATATTGGCATCACCTACTATAGTAAGATTACAATTACCCTTGATGAAAATATTTCCATCTCTATCCAGAATCTCATATGAATCCCCAACGATTCTGATCATCTTCGTGCCATTGACATCAATTTCTTCATAGGTGCCGGACTTATGCCACCTATGTAGTCTCTCATTTCCTTTAGAATCATCGAATTCTTCTATGTGACCTCGCTCGGTCATCTTCACATGATTGTAAGGCCAAGTTGGATTGTAAGGTACCGGGGGTTGTTTCCACGTATTACCTGATGCCGTCTTTACCTACTTGATTCTAGAAGCATCTTTTCTTGCAACGATCGTCTCGTTTATGTTCTCAGCTCTGGCAAGTCTATTAGAATCAGGTTCGTTCTTGTCTCTAGGGTAAACACCATTCGGATCTTTGAAACCTTCTCCCGTGCTAGACTGCTGAGTGAATGTAGGAGGTTTGACCCATTTTCCAGTTTCTTTTTGTGTTTTTTCTTCTGTCAGAACTTGATCTGGCGTCTTGTCGATTTTACCCTCAGAGTTATGAAATCCATCTCTTTCGAACCAATCTCTTTCTTTTGCTCTGCGGTTACCCACATTCTTTGCATAAGTCATCGGGATCAATGCTGCAGCTTCATCATATCTTCCAGAATTCAAAGAAGAGAAGAACTGAGACTTGATTAGCCGAGGATAGCCGATGTTATATGCCATCGATACTACTGCCTCAAACATACCTTGAGTCACAGGTGCTGACAAGTTTCTCTTGATAACAGCAACAAATTCCTTGTTCAGCTTATTCTTGAAAAGATCAATACACTGCGCCTTTGTCAGCACTGTGCCAGGTCCTACTCTGGAATTGTCCAGAAGATAAGTAGATCCAAACCCGATAGCCCATGCGTTGTGTGTGTCTTGGTACTAGTAAATTCTAGTATCATCTGGTATTGATTTCCAATTCTTTCTGTAGTCATTTCTACCGGCAGTCAGGGATGACAATGCTTCTTCATCCATAATAAACATTTCACCGGCATCTGTCATCTATAGTTCTTGTGGATACTTCAGTGTGTCTGGAGTTGTGTCACCAGAAATGACTGGGTTACCATAGCCATCAGTGACAGTATTCCCCTGAGAATCTGTTACTACCGACCCGGTACTATCTCTTGGTACAACTGGCTGATCAGAAACTTCTTGATTTGTGTTGTCAGGAGATTCAAATGGAACACCTGCAATCTAACCTAAGATAATAGGGTGCTGCCGATGCTCATCTGCGAATGCAATAGCTACCCATGAACCTTCTACTAGCCCCAGCGGTGTCTGCCCAACACCGCTCACACCTGCAGATGTGATATCTTGAATAGGTATTGCCCATGGCAAATCGGTGGTAGGCAGTTCTGCCTTATTCTCAGAATGAACACCAAAAACTCTTACTCTGCATCTGCCAATCTTAAACTTATCATTTGTGCTTCTTTGTTCTACTACACCAAAATAAATCATGCTATACTACCTTCTCTTGATAATTCAATTGTACACAAATGTGCCTTTTTAGTGAATCTGTGATTGATTGCCGTTATAACATAGTAACCACTATAGACAACATCTAATAGATTTGATGGGTCATCCTGTGCAGTAATCTGTAGTTTAGCAGTTGAATCATAATAAATTACTTTGCCAACAGTGTAATCAGTTCTACCAAAAACATCAATCTCTATTTTCTATGAATTGATAATTCTCATATCCTACATTCTAGATTGAAAGAATTTAGAATTAGTACTATTGGCAGAATCGGTTACATCATAATGTTTTGTGGCAAATACTCTTAATGGATCAACCGAATCGACTATCTATTTCGGGAACAATGCAGACTTATTGATTCTTGATTCAGATCTTGCCGAATTAGTTTTTGCCGAAACTGTTTTTTTCAGTAGATCATATGATGTAAGTCTAGTCGAAATGGCACCAGAATTATAAACATCTAGATAATCATACAGAGTGTCAACTCTGACCTACTGCACAACCTGAACATCTTTATTAGGGTTTCTATGTGCAGAACCCATTAAATCACCCTCAGTAACAATGTCTACACTGAAATCATTGTCTTTGAATACTTGAAAAGGTTTTTCCTTATCAATATCGAAAATAGTACTTAATGTTTTAAAGTTAAATCCATCTCTATTTTCAAAGAATGAGAAAGATGCATCTCCAGACACAGACACAGCGTGCTGTGTACAATACTCAATACATTTCTATGGCTGCCAGAAATTGGAGATAAACTTCATCTGGTGAGAAGATTTATCTGTAAGGAATTCCTTACCAGAATCTGGATAATACTTCTTCAGAATCAGTGAAATTATCTCATCCTATGTGCCACGAAAAGCAGAACTAATTTGTCTTTTAAAATCAAATAGCATCTCGACTGAAGCAAAATAGAATACATATTGTTGCATTCTATCTCCTACCATAGATCTATCTCCCATCTTATAAACCCAGAATAGACCTGATATGATGTTTCTTGGTTTATTCTTATCAATACCTTTTGTTCTAATAGATAAATTGATGAGATCCTTACCCCCTCGGCCGAGGTAATTCGGGATATCAATTGTGTCTCTCATTACTACTTTTCCAGTAATAAAAGGAGAGTACATATCTTCGTAGATATTAATTAGATCGATCTGTTCGGTGATGTCAATACCTTCACCTTCTGCTAGAAGTAGTTCGAAGAAATCTAATTCATATTCACCCGCGTTGGTAGAAAATTCAGTTGTTTCTGCCATCACACACCTGATAATAGTCTTTGAATATCCGACACAACTTTGTCAATCATAGCAGGATTTAATACTTTAATTCTTCTCTTAGATTCATTTAATCTATCTTCATATTCGAAGTTACTGATAGATTCAAATTCTCTACTATATTCAATGTATGAATCATCTGGATACAATGCAGCAAATTGTACCTCGGTCAATTTCTATACTGTATTCCCATCTCTATCTTCATAATGAAGATTACCAAAGATAATATGCTGATCATACACTTTATCTTCACCATATTTCTACTCACAGTATTTTATCAGCTGAATGGATGTCAACGGAAAATCTTTTCTATAATCAAATCTCTGATTCAATAACATTATAGTCCAATGATAAATCGGCTTTCCATATAACTTCTCAGAAATAATATCAAATGTCTCATTATCTTCAATATCATACTCATCAAATAGAGTAATATTCTCTAGAATCTCTTTTCTAACTCTGACATTCAGCGCGATATCTTTAATCGCTACTATAGTTATTTTTCCATTAAGTTCGAAGTTGTATCCTATTGTGGGAAAATTGATGAAATATGACATGATCAGATTCCCTACTTGTCGAAAGGAGATGTCTCCTTAGTAGCTGTACCTAACTCTTTGAATTGCAATTGCAATCTTATTTGTGTGGGCATACCATTAGCAAAAGTATTAAATTGCCCATTTGGTGTGTAATTAACTGTGCAGTTAGTCAAAACGGCGGTCATCTGCTTCTCTAAGTGAGTATTCTCTACATCACCTCTGAAGTATTTTATCTCGAATTCAGACGGGTAAATGTACAGATAGTTTTCCCTGTCAGCATATTCTGGTAGCATGTGGTAACGGAACATTCTAATGATATCAAGTACTGCATTAGCTTCGGCTTCACTTCTTGGTGCAAAATCGTAATCGTATGAGAAAGTACGGAAATCTACACCCTTGAACAATTGCCCCATCTTAGAGCCACCACTGGTAGTCCTTGTAGCTTTCTGCACGTAATTTTGTCCATCGAGAATTTTTCTACCAATAGCAGATGCACCTAATGACACGATGTCACTGATGCTAGCAGAATCTTTACCCAGTCCAACCGCGGTTGAAGCATCTTCAATAAAACTGCCATCCGTTAAATCTTCTTCAGACCAGCTAACAGAGTATGTGTTTGATAAAGAGTTTGGGACATATAGAGTAATTGCCGCCATCAGACGTTTCAATGGCGCAACTATAATATTAGAATCCTATGCACCAGATATATGTCTGATTGTTTCTTTTAATTTTTCACCCTATGCTTTATAGTACTCATTTGGTGGAAGATCCTGTGCATAACCTCTATAGTCAAACTAATTGTTATCACCTTGTACTAATGTCTTACTCTTACCAGACACATTGATAAAGAATACTACTTTGTTACCACCAAACTCTGGGCTAGAATCTAATGTGATGGGATATTGCAGTGCAAATTTATCCTGCTGCATACTCAGCGCATACAGTGCATCTCCTTTTGCATCAACATACCCTTCTGCTTTCGTGTATGATTCTCTTTTGTAAACTAATCCCATTTTATGGATCCTAAATATAGTAACAACTTATACTATTTAATAGCGCGTGACATGGCAAAATTTCATCAAGACAAGTATAGTCTTAAGAACCCGGATTCTTTTTAAGAGATAATCTTCCCTCACCAGGGTGTGTTCCTTTCTTCACTGCCCTTGATATGAACTAATACATGGCTAAAGATTATGTATTTCCGAACTCATAGACCCAGCTAATAAATAATAGTATGTCACAAATTCTCCTATGAACTAATAGTACCTTATATTCACAATGCCCAATTTTCCAAAACCAAAAAAATGGTTCCCAAAAAATACACAGAAGTATATTGGAAATGTGAATAACATAATTTCAAGAAGTTCTTGGGAAACCAAATTTCTAAATTGGTGCGATACTACTCCGGGTGTAATAAAATACAACTCTGAGGAATTAGTAGTTCCATATATGAGTCCGGTAGATGGATTGCAGCATAGGTACTTTGTAGATTTTATGATAATGGTAAAGACACGGCAAGGTGAAATCAAAAAATATGCCGTGGAAATCAAACCAGAAGCACAGACTGTTCCCCCTAAGCCCAATCGGAACAAAGTTCGTTACTTGAATGAATCTGCAACATATGCCATCAATCAAGCTAAATGGGAAGCAGCATCCAGATTTTGCAATAAAATGGGTGTAGAATTTATTGTGTTAACAGAGAAACATTTAAAAGTCTAATATGACAGGACAGAACAGGAAAACGGTATTTGAGTTATCTAGAATCAATGCGGAGGAAGTTAAAAAGTCCTCCACTTGGTTTAATGAGCAAGTAAAAAGACTATCGACGAAAAATATAACACCAAACCGAGTCATGAATGAAGGTGGTGTGCACCTGACTCGTAGATTAGTCCCAGGGAAGATGTACTTCTACTATTATGACCCAAAGTTTAAAGAAACTCTGCCGTTCTATGACCAGTTCCCACTTGTGCTTCCATTTGCAAAAACTCCGGGTGGTTTCATCGGACTGAATATGCACTATCTTGATTATAAGATGCGTATGACTTTGTTTCAGAATTTACTGGAAACAGCAGGTGCGAAACATCTGACAGAGACTGCAAAGATCAAATATTCATGGGCTACTATTGCTAATGCTTCCAGATTAGCTCCAGCACAGGCATGCGTGAAGAAATATCTAATGGATCATGTAATGTCACCATTCTGTGAAGTACCGCCAGAATTCTGGCACACAGCAATGATGTTACCGGTACAAAGATTTGTTGGTGCGAGTAAAGAATCAGTTTGGAAAGAAAGTAGGAAATACAGATGAGTGATGCTAAATCAAACTTGAGCAATTTTGTTGCCAGAGTCAAAAAGAATGGTCTACTCTCTGCATCTCATTTCTATGTAGTCATACCTAATTTTAGCCCAAACGCTTCAGACAGAGATCTGCTAATGTTCTGCGATGCCGCTGATATTCCTGGCATAACTCTGATGACAACGGAGATCAGACAATTTGGAGAATTGACAACACTTCCACATGCTCCAATGTATCAACCCGTGCAGCTGTCTTTCATTTGTGATTCTACTATGGATGTTAAGTATGCATTAGAAAACTGGATAGATTCTGTCTTTAATAGAAATACAAGATCATTTAATTTCTATGATTCGTACACAAAAGATATTGAAATTTATATTGTAGATAAACAGGGGAATGATGTCCACAAAGTAACTCTGTATGAAGCATATCCAGTTTCTATTGGCAATATTCAACTGGATTACTAGCAAGAATCTATTGTGAAGGTGCCAGTTACTATTGCATATAAGTGGTGGGAGACTAGTTTTTACGGTAGTTCATATAAAGAAGATCAATTCCAACTGAATAGACATCTACCAGTATCTGTGCCTGTGCGCATGGGTAATATTAAGCCAGGGACTGCACACTATTTTAATGGACAAGAATTCTCTGGCTTTGAATTCCTACAGTAGAACTTAGTATTGTCTCCAGAAAATCAAGGTATCTTCACCGGTATCACAGAATCTGGTAATACTACTGGCAATGTTATGGCGAATGGTTCATTCACATAGATTATTGGTAACAAATCACAAGATATCATTAATCTTGGAAATGAAGTACAACAGTAGTTCGGTCGTGCTGGAAATGGTCTATCAGCCGCGATGATGGTAGCACAGACAACAACTAGTCAAGGTGTCACCTATGCATCACAGATGGCAGTACATGCAAAGACTATATCATCTGATATGTCTGGCTACGCTCAAGGTCTTGTACAACTAGGCCAAAATATCTAGAGTATTACCAAACCTGCTAGCATGATAGGTACCGCTGTTTCTTCTCTGGGTGGGACTCTCTCGTCTATAGATAGCACATTGCAAATGGTGGGAATTAGATCTTAGCCGTTTCAGAATGTTGCTAGAGAATTATATGGGGTGGGAGGTAAGATCGGACAAGCCGTTAACTTGCATGGACTCGCAGGGGGTTTGCAAACTGTCGGTGCTAATATGTCTGCAACTAGTTCCATATTCCAGTAGGTATAGAGCCAATTGGCTGGAAAAGAAGGTTTCTCTAAACAGATTGAGACTGCAATGACACAGATGGGCAGAGCGTTCTAGAACAACGGCTCGAATACTATGAACGCAGCAAATGTGTTAGAAAATAGGGCAGGAGAATTTTAATGAGTAAAGCTATAAGTGAAGTATTTGATGTTGAACCATACCAGCAACCTACACCACAGGCACCTATGGTTCAAGGAGACGAGATTTAGCATGATGCAGAATATGCTTCAGACAACATCAGAAAACTTATTGAAATCGGCATGGGTGCAGTAGAGGACGCGGCATCTGTTGCTAGAGACTCAGAGTCTCCAAGAGCATATGAAGTAGTTTCTACAATGATAAAGAATCTGACAGATATGAACTTACAGTTAATGGATATCCATGGAAAGAAACAAGAGCTAAATAGAGGTAACGGGGCAACATCTCCACAAGGTGTCAGCAATGTAACAACAAATAATGCATTCTTTGTAGGAACTACTAAAGATCTTAATGAATTGATTATGAAAAGGATGTCTGGAAATGGCAACACAATCTAAATTAGCAAATCTAACTGTTTCACCTCTGTATGATGTGATTATACCATAGACTCAAGAAAAAGTAAAATTTCGTGCATACAATGTAAAAGAAGAGCGTGCACTGTTGACTGCAGATGAGTAGGGTGATGGATCTGTTATGATCTAGACATTGAACCAAGTCGTTCTGAACTGTCTCACACCAACACCAAAATCATTAACATCATTTGATCTAGAGTATATCTTTTCTCAGATTAGATCCAAATCTGTTGGTGAAGTAGCTGTGATCAAAGTAGGCTGTGATGAGACTGAATGTAAAGATGTATAGATTGAATACAGATATGATCTATCTAATTTGAAGGTTGTATTCCCAGAAGGTATTGCTAAGACTATCAAATTATCCGACATAATCGCTGTGAAGATGAAATACCCATCCGTTGAAGATTCACTAAGAATAGAGTTTATCAAGTCAGAATCTGACAAAAAATATGAAGCTATCAAGTCATCTATCGACCTGATTTATCATGGAGACGAGGTAATTCATGTGGATGAAGAACCACCAGAAGCGATTGTTGGGTTCATTGATGGTCTGAACCCACAATAGTATAGAAAACTAGAAGGTTTCTTTGAAGATATGCCATATCTGGAAGGTGAATTAAAGTATCGTTGCACAAAATGCAAAAAAGATCATACTAAAAAAGTGAGAGGTCTGGCTAATTTTTTCTGATAATGCTCTGTCATGAAAGTCTGGAGAACCATTACAGAACGAATTTTCTTCTCCAACACAAATTCAATTATTCCATGACAGAGCTAGATGAAATGTTGCCTTATGAAAGAGAAATCTACATAGGGCTATTGTTACAATACCTGGAAAAGAAACAACAGCAAAATGCAAGCTAATATACTAAAGTCAGTATCAGGAATTCTTTCCGCTGATTAGATTCAGAAGAAAGTTGACAAGGTAGAAGAGACCGATAAGAAAAATACAGATCGGTTAGTCAATGCTATGCACAATTTGACTAAGACACTAGTCAAAATAGAAAAAGATTCATTGAAACAGACAGGAAAAGACAGACCGACAATTTCTGGGCTTATTAATCAAGCAAAACTGGCAAAGGAAAAATTCACAACCAAAGCCGGTATTGTAGGTATGTTAGCTGACAAAGTAGCTGACCGCCCAATTTTAGGTGCTGTAATGGGATCCGTTGCTGCGCATTTAGAAAACAAGTCATCAAATAAAGCTAGAGAAGAATCATTTGTGTCTGTTGTTAGCAAACAAACTAAACTCGGCAGAGATTTAATCGCGGATAAAGGAGAAGCAGGAGCAGCAAAAGAGCTAGCATCAATCTATAAAGAAAAATCGAAATTAGAAAACATCGTTGAAGCCAAAAAGGCAAAACAGTCTGCAATTAAAGCCGAAGGTAAAGAACATGGAGTTAATGCAGATCTGTTACCCGAAGAATTAAAAGAACTTCAAGATAATGAAGAAAAATTAAAGAAGATTGTTTCATTTATTAATGAAGGGATGAAACAATCTCCAGATAAAACTGACCCCGAATCGGAAAAAAGTAAAGAGGGACATGATTCACAAGTGTTAATGTCTGATGAGGAAGCAAAACAACTCAGAGAAGAATTAATTCAATCCATTATGGATGGGATGCATGCAGGTTATGATGAGTTGTCGGCTGAAGAAAAGGCTGCACTTGAAAAAGAAGACCCAGAAAAGATCAAAGGTATTAGAGAAGGTATTGAGAAGGAGGTTTTATCTCTTAGCAAGCAACAACTCCACGAATTAATGAAAATTTCTTCTGAGTTAGATCATGATGAAGATGCACAAAAAGAAGCAGAGATAGAAAGCAAAAACAAATTACTACAACCGATATAGAAAGAAAATACACCCAAGGAAGAAAAAAAAGGATTTTTCAACTCGATACTCGGTTCTTTTGATAAAATGTTTAGCCCGTTGAAAAATGTCATCGGGATATTTTCTAGTTTATCTGGAATGATGGGTAGATTTATTCCCATGGTTGGGAGTCTGTTGAGCGGACTTGCCCCAATTTTAGGACCTATGGCGGCTGTTGCTGCGGCAGGTGCGGGTGGTGCTATGATAGGGAATGCTATAAATGACGCAGTAGAATCATAGACAGGAGTATCAGTAGGGACCCACGCCGGTGATATGATTGACTCTTTCAAAGGTAGTTCCATCGGGAACATGTTAGGGTTTCAATAGGAAGATCAACAACAGAAGGAACAAGAACAAAAGGGGGCAGAGGACTCTTATAACAAAAAATTGAAAGATGGAAAACAGATATCAGAATATCAGGCGAAATACTACTCGGAACATGGTATAAAGGTAGATCCGGCTCTTATCACCAAAGATAAAGCGCCTATTGAGAAATAGGTCAAAGATAAAGCGCCTATTGAGAAATAGGTCACCGATGAAGCACCAAACAAATTAGAAAAAGAAGCATACATGGAACGGGCAACCGATGCCGTTGTGCAACTGGATGAAGAAAATGAGAAAGCAGATAAAAAATCAACTCAACCTGTAGTAAGTGGCCCAACAGTTGTCAATGCACAAAAGACATTCAATAATACAACTCAAAATATTGTCAGGCCTCAAATCAGAAATCCAGAACCATAGTATATCAGGGTAGAATCTAGAAGGTTTGCTTTCTAAACTAGAAAAGGGCCTAAAGGCCCCTTTCTTATTCTGCTTTTTTCTTACTAATTTTTTTCGTGGTTGGTGCTTCAATGGGGATCTCAATAGCATCTTCAAGAGAAGGTACTTGTGCGGCTTCAGCAGCCGCTTCAGCAGCCTTAGCAATCTCTGCCTAAACCTTATCCAATTCCTATTGTGCATCAGTAACAGCAGAGTCATTTCCAGCGCGTGTATGGAAAGCAACCATGCGTTCCAGTGCTTCTGCATGTGTCTTTTTATTAAACATAATCTTCTCCAAATAAAAATGGAGAGGGAATTCCCTCTCCTAGATCAATTATTTATCAATTGTCGGAAATAGACCGAAAATAATCTTCTATATCATCGCCATCCGAATCAGGTTCGGCTTGTGGGGCAGGTTTAACTTTTGTTTGAACTTTTGGTTCAGTGACAGTCTTACCCTGAGTCTTAGGAGCAGCAACAGGCATCGCTGACATTGACTCTGCAACTTCCTCGGCAGTCTTAGTACCAACAGTAATTCCATTCATGACTGCATCAAACTTACGCTTGAGTTCGTCATAAGATTTGAACTTTGAAGGAGCAATAAGTTCCTTCAATGGTTGCATCTTGTTGAGAATTTCAACAATTTCCTCATCCGAACCTGCGATAGGAGAAGCATCAGCAAACTCAGATTTGTCATAGTTAGGATAACCTTCTACTTGACGCATGCGCAGTTTGAAATTTGCACCCTCGAACGGGTCGAACGGATTCAGTGGTTTCTCATCTTCGAATGTTGGATTAGCAGATTCCATCAACTTTTCAAAGATTTTCTTGCCAAATTTAAACTTCATCACACTACCTTCTAATTCCGGCTTAGTTGGATAAGACACAATCAGAATATTAGCGATGTAATTCAGGCGGCGCTTGGACTTGCGAGCAGATTCTTTATCTGCCTCGAGACCGGTCTTCCATAGTGCAGCATTATACTCACTTCGTTTGTGTTCAACACCAATCGTTACTTGATGCCCGTATTTCATACAGCTCCAATTTTCACTGGAGACCAGACTATATCTTGTTCTCTGATTTGTCTCAAAGAACCTCGGCATTTCGAATCACTTGATTCTACTCCACATAGGATAGTCGTTGAACCTTCTTCATGCTTGATAATCAAACCACTATCAAGGTTAGAAGCTTGGCTGCTGATTGCCCAATCTAACAATTTCTTAGACCCGTCAAGTTTGCCCTTTCGGGCTTCGCTTTTACTAGGAATGATCAAAACTGCAACTTTATTCTGCATCATAACACTTCACCATTGAACTTATTTCTAATAATCTCATTTCTTATTGTTTTTGTGAAAATGCAATAAGAATTATAACCATGTGTGAAGTTATGATAATTTTTCATATTACCACACTCACAGATATCATCTCCAGATTTTTTCAAATACTTGTCATAGTATTCTCTAGATGTAATTCCCATAGCTCTGAGATTGTTTAAAAAGCCTCTTAGATGTTGATAATGTTTTCCTGTAATTACGCATGTTATACTCATCTGAATCTCTTTTAAACTATTATTGAAAAATGATTCAGAGCACAACAACACTTTGTGGGATTGTTAGCTTAAGGGGATTCCAGCAATTAACCGAGTTTTCACTGAAAGATTACTCTATCAGGCCGCTAGAAAGTTAACGGGATCTGCTTCACCGAGAGTAGTACGGCTGTTTTCAATATACCACCGACCAGTAGGACCTTGGAAAGCATGGTTGTAAATGCTCACCCAGGGTAGTTCGTCATCGGGGTGTTTTGGCAGGAAGCGAATGACAGCAGAACCGTTGCCGGCTTTGTCACGTTCCAGTTTGAAGAAATCATCGTTGTCATCTTTCTCATAAGAGGTGGTCTTTTTCAAGGCCTATTGAAGAGAAGCGAAGTCACCACGTGACTTGCGAAGATCTGAAAGAGTAAAGCTCATTTTATTTTCCTTTAAGTTAAAGCGGACTTGCCGCTACAATTATAGTGCATATAGCACTGTTTTACTGAAGATCATCATCTTCAAACATTTCATCAATGTCTGAATAATCATCCTCATCAGTATTTATACTGCAGTAATGACGCCGAGAATTAAATTCTTTCTCGGCTTGTTCGCGCTGTTGTATTTTATAAGATTTGCTAGCTCTACGATCTAGTTCATCTTCATACCGTTTATGGATATTCTTAACCTTAGACATAATTAGTCTTCTTCAAACTCCAAACGTGTTGACTTAGGCAAAAGACCTGCATCTTGCATTTCTGCTGATACTTTATCTTTTAGAGATACTGTCAGCATTTTTGCTAATGTCTCATACTCTAGATCATACACTTCACAAAAGTCAACAAGAACTGATGTTAATGTTGTAGAGTCTCTCTTGGCAAGAGTTTCTATAAACTCTGAGAACTCAACTGCAGTCTTGAATATCAGATTCGGGGGATTCTGAGCCAACTTTGCCAAGTCAGCTCTTTCAAAGATTTCAACTCCAGGCATATGCTTGTGTCATACGATGCAGACGTTGGACCAAAGAATATTCTTCTGAAATATCTTTGAATTTTTTAGACTTCATGAAACCCGAGCGCTTCATAGATTGATCTGCTTCCATATCCAAGATTCGAGTTTTATGCTCGAGAATCATCTTAATATCATCCATGCGCTGGAGATTACGCTCACGTTTTGCGGAGAGAATAGCAACTTCAATTTTACGGTATTTCATCATTTTAGTACTTTCGATTATCTGCCAATAGAAATAAGTTGAAAAATCATAAAGAAAAAGGTAGCACCAATTGCAAAAAGAACAACGAAAGTCACTAGTGCTGTGATAGGTAGAAGTAACAGAAACCACGAAAGATCACGTGCATAACAAGGAGCGTGCACCAATTTCAGTAAGATTGTCACCAACCACATGATCACACCACAAATAATCAGACCGATAGTAGGGAAAATCATTTCAATATCCTCATTGTGTAGCCTTTAGATGTATTATACCACACAACCGAATAAAAGTTCAAATTTTAGACAAAGATGTTATAAGTTTTGCTGCACTTCCATTGCCAGTCTCAAATACATCCCAAAGCCCCATCAATTTTTCATAGTTCAACTGGATCCAATCTGAAATGTCATCAATTTCACGTTGATCAAGTTTGCAAGATTTTGGTGTTAGGACCTGAGGAGTTTTGCTCACCGACATAACGAAACAAGAACTTGTGTTCATCTTGCCTCTTGTATTCGACACCTTGATCCTAGGGCCATGCTGACCACCTACTTCTCCTAACCAAATGACATATGGCAGCCCTGTATCTTCTGGGACAAGATTTGCCATTTCATCTAGAAATGATTCCAGAATAATCATTTCTTTGTTATATTCTTTGAATGTTTTCACTGTGTAGCCTTTAGATGTATTATACCACACAACCGAATAAAAGTACACTCAGAATGAATTCTTTTTCAGTGCCTACTAGACATGCTTCTTAGTCACACGGAAAGATACCCACTGATTGTAATATGCATCACTGAACATCGCTCTTTCTTCCATGATATACCGAGTTTCCTCATAGTTGCATTCCTACTTCTAGAAGCAGAACTTGATGATTTCTCGCTTAAATTTATCTGCACCAAGAGAAGCAACTTCTTCTTGAAGTTCCTGATTCTATCCGTAGTAAGTCTTCCAGTCAGACTCTACCATCATCTTCTTCTTAACACCCTTGAATTGCTTTGTTCTGCGGAACTGAAGAAGTTTTTTTCCGAGATACTGCCGACCTGTATCCAAACGAGTAATCCTGTAGATAAAACCTATTGCCTTTTCAGGTGGTTCATCTACAGGATCACCATTTAGAAACCACTCATTACTCATCATCAGTTTCGTCAAGTGGTGCAGGAGAACCACACACTGGACAGTACTAAATTTGCGCATCATCAAAGTCATCCCCAAGAATAACTTTGACATCAACACCACAATCATCGCATGTAAAAACAACCTTCTGAGACATTATAGAGACCTTTCATATAGTAAAATATACTCAGATCTATATATTCATCTCATTATTTCACGCTAAGAATTCAATAATCTTTGCAGCGGGTTGATTACCAGTCATAGTACGGATAACTTGATCATTTTCGTCTACAATCAACATAGTTGGGACTGAGCGTACACCGAATTTCATTGCAACATCAATCTGTGTATCAATATCGACCTTCTCCATAGAACGGACAAGTGGGTGATCAATTTCATTCAGTGTCATTTGCAGGCCTGCGCACGGCTGACACCATGATGCACCTATCTTAACTAATTTCATATTTCTTCTCCTTGATCATTGGCAAGCTAATGCCGTTTGTTGAAAATTCATGAACTAATACACAATCTTTAGATGTGTATTTTCTTGCTTGACTACCTGTGAACTAGAATAGATGTCTCATCTTGGGTGGATTGAACTCTGGGATCAATCCCAGATTCTATTTCTTAGCTACAGGCAACACATTCCGTGATTTTAGATGCGGCAATACCAGACTTGCTGTAAATGTAATACAGCCCGCGAATACCTTCATCAAGGAATGCTGCTTGATGTATTTCTGCGATCTTTTCCTCATCTTCTTCAGCCGAGCAGAATAAGTTCAGTGATTGCCACTGATCGACAAATCTACCTCGAGCCGAAGCTAATCGAAGAACAGCCATCTGATCAATTTCAAACGCAGTCTTGAACACAGACTTCTCAAATGTATCAAGCCATTCTACGTGCTGAACTGAACCAAATGCCTCTGTGACCTGAGCAATATTCTGCTTGGTGTACACACCCTTCTTCTTCATTAACTTCAGTAGTGTGGGGTTGATTCGATCAACTTCACCTGCTGCTGTAGACTGAGTGAATGTCATAGCTGGATCAGGATTGATACCTTCAGAAATTCCACCCATAATCAGTGCAGTTGATTTGGTTGGCGCAATTGCAATCCTATGAGTATTTCTGATACCAAAACCTTCACACCACTCGGGTTCACCAAGTTCAATAGCCATCTCTCGAGATGCCCTCAGTGACTCATCATGGATATGTTTCGCAATCTCTTGTGACAACATGTGGGCTTCTAGACCTTCAAATGGCAACATTCTTTCCTGAAGAAGTGTGTGGAATCCACATTGGCCCAGACCGAGAGCACGACCTCTTACGGTAGCACGAACTGCAGATTCAAGACCTTTGATGTTCTGCGCGCGTTCAATGAACTCAGAAGCAACACAGTCCAAAAAGACCGTCATCCAGAAAATAGCATCTGAATTTTTGATCAGATCCCATTTCACCACATTGGCAGAAGATAGCACACAAGTGAAAGTATGTTCTTCTCCTTTGTATAATCCAGCGAATAAAGTAATTTCATCACACAAGTTTGAAGCCTTAACAGTAAGGCCAAATTTCTTATATGTTTCTGGATTGTTTCGATTGATCTTATCAATGAAACAGAAGTATCCCTTCCCGGTCACCATCTTCAGTTTCAACACTTTACGGAAGCGGCGGATAGCTTCCTCATCACCAGATTTGAGATTTTCGATATACTCATCGGTAATATTCCAGCCAATGTTTGCATCATCAGGCTCAGCTGCTACATAATCTGCAATCTCATCAAAGTCACCATGATCGATAGGGAGATAACCAGCCCAGGCACCTCTTCGGGCAGTACCTTGCGCTACATTTCTCATGGTATGAATTCGATCTTTGAACACAGGAAGAACACCTGATGCCTTGCCGCCTACGGATATAGAAGTACCACGTGGGCGGATACTCCCCAAATAAGAACTGGTACCAAACCCATATTTTGTGAGCAGTGCGGTTTCGGTCAGATCAGAATAAAAACCATAGATGCTGTCTTCAATTGTGCCACCTGAACAACTCACCGGCATACCGCGAGTTGTCCCCATATTTGCCAGAACTGGGGTAGAAGGGCTCATCAGACCATCCCATAATAGAGAGAAGAACTTGGTTTCAGCCTGTGTTTCGTACTTAGTCCCTTTTAGATGTTTTGCAGCAGTCTTTGCAATCCTCTCGAACTGACCTCTGACACTTCTACCGCCGGTATCATACTCATACTTTTCCTTGAACAACTGATACCCACCAGATGTATACCATTCTGGTACAAGATCTTCTTCTTGAAGGTGTTTTCGTTCTTCTGACAACTTTTCATAAATGCTAACCGACATATTCAAACCTTCCAAACAAATTTAGACTCATCCCAATCTCTAGCATATTCCCTCTACATCCCCTAAAAGAAATCATTGAAAGTGTAATCGTTGATTGCTTTATAGAACCACTCAGAGATAGGATCATATGTTACTTCAAACGGTGGTTGGAAACCGAGCTGTTTGAAGCACTCATTGATTCTTGATTTAACAAAATTCTTCAATTGTTTGGCAGTAATTCCATCCTGTGTGCCCTTCTCAAACACCATATCAATGATTTCATCTTCATGTTCGAAGATCTTTAGGGCTGCGGTGGTAATTTTACATTTCAATGATTCCCATTGTTCTGCATTCAGACCAGCATTTTTTGCCTTGACCTTAAACGCGTAAGCAGAAGCAAGTGCATGCAGATTTTCATCGCGCAGAGAGAAATTGATACCGCGAACTACATTCAATAGTTTATTCTTGCCCTGCTACTGGAAGTGTTTCAAGTAAGCAAATGCGGAATAAAGAATAACACCTTCTACCATAGAGAATGTAGCAAGAGCAGCGAGTTCATCTTCTTCTGAAATGATCTGTGCGATATGCTCCATACGTTCTTTTAGCACTGGGTTATCAAGATACTACATGTAAAAGTTTTCGTCATCCAAATGCAGAAGTTGATTGATCTTATTATAAAAGGGTCCATGTACTGCAAGTTCGAACATAGCAAATGTGGAAGCCATCCGGTGCCATTCTACACCATCAAACATTCCCTTGAATCTGCCTCCCCACCATTCGTCCCCTGCATGTGTCTCATACAGAGAGAACAATTTCAGTGTAGTGATTACCCCATGTTTTTCTGCCGGTGTGAAATTCACCAACACATCTTGAATATCTTTTTCTACATTTACTTCTTCTGGTAACCAAAATATCTTTAGTTGTTTATCCGTAAACTCTTGTGGTACTGGATCTTTATCAATCGGGATTAAGTGTTTTGCTAGCATTTTTCCTCAGTGTGAGTAAGTTGGTTTTTGTTTGTCATAATAATGTGTGTCAATATCTTCAGTCATCAATTTGATAATGTCATTCCAATTAACATCTTCAAGTTCATTCATATCTTCATCATATACAGTCCCATAGGCACAAATATCTGATATAAAGAAACCAGTGTTAGTTAACTTGCCAATAAATTCTGCGACATCATACAACTCATTACAAACAGCACCTGTTCTGATAGTAAAACCCGCTTCTACTTTCTTTTCTGTGTGATTCCTAATCATGAACCTGATTATAGGGACATAAAATGTATCAGTATCCTATACTACTTTAATACAATCAATTGCTAGTAGATCGAATTGATCTTCTATAACAGGAAAACAAGAAAAGAGTTTTACATAATCAATCATTTTTAGAATTTCTTTCTATGATTGATTTCAAGTTTAGCTTTAAGCCCTGTGGTCACATTCTGCATTATAATTTCCATCAATTTCTGTTTAGACAAATTACCTTTGACAACACAATCATTTATATCTTTCCACGGAATAGATTCTGGCATCAGAGATACACGGAACCCATCATCAACAATCCTCTCCAATGATTTATATACCTGCTTATTTCTTTTCCAATCAGAATCTGGTATTACTATAATCTTTTCTCTATTTTGTTCTAGGAATGGAAGACTGAAGTCACCTCCATTTACTGCTATGCAATTATCCAGAAACAATGAATCGATCTGACCTTCGACTGCCAGAATATCTTTGTTCATGTCTAATTTCCATAGCCCGTAAATTTTTGGTCTTGCTTTATCAACCATTACCGTGACATATTTTGGTTGTTCTTTTCCAAATGAACGACCCGAATAGCAAATAACAGATCCATCTGAATCATAAAAGGGGAATACTAATCTTGGATGGGGACTATTTAACTTTTCAAAAACCTCATCATACTTCGCTGCAAATTTGTAGAAGTTCTTGGCGATGCTGATATCCTACCAGAATTCTCTTGGGATTCTTCGGGACGTCACATATTGTATCACAGAACTGGATTCTTGTAGCTTTGTTAGCGGAATCAAATCTTTATCCAGATCTATGTGCTTTGGTTCAGGTTTTTTGACAATAGAAGTGAACAGTGGCTTCGGTGTAGTAAACCCACCCTTAGAATCTTTGAACTTCTCCATCCTATACTCTTGAAATAGATTTGGATCTTCTTGTTTCAAGAAATTGCCGAATGAACTTGAAGCCGAACAGTGGTAGCAATGAAACATCATACCATCATCCATCTGGTAGAAGTTTCCTCTAGCTTGAACTCTGCTTTTACTGAAGTCTTCGCATGAATGAGAAAAAGCATAAACATTCCCCCTCTTCTGTTTGAAGTTTGGGAGTCTGCCGCCTAGTAGTTTGGAGTATTTTAGGTCAATGTAGTAGCTCATAATGAGTACTATATCATAAAAACAAGGGAAGAACGCGGGAAACTTAAAAAACTGTGTTTTCTATCAAAAAGGTAAGGGATACCCCTTAGTACGCAAAAAACGATCAAAAAAGTGTATATAGATCAATCACTTAGCTGTGTGTTTTTACAGTTCTAAACAATTTTCTAGAGATTTCTCTAGTGATTTCCTGGGATTCCCTCTGGTGTGAAAAATATTTTGCTAAGAGGGGTTTACATCGGAATCGTTCAATATACAATCATATTAAAAGGATAATCTTAGTTGCCCCCACCGCTCGGTTGTAATGTAACTATATTAGACTAAGGTCTTTAACTTTGGTGGATCTTGCATCAGATCAGGTGGTGGCAATGGAAACTTTTGTTTTTCTGCAACTGGTACTGTGCTGCACCCAGCAAATAATAGAACACACAACGATGCTAAAATGAATTTCATTTGTTTTCGTTCCATAATTTTTCTTGTCTGCGGACCCACTCTTGAAGAGACTTAAGTTGCTGAGCAGTTCTTTGGCAAGTTGAGTAATTCTCTTTCACGACCGAACTCACATCACTAAGTTTTATATCAGATGGTGTGGTGTCTGTTTCTTCAGGTGAGATGAGAACTTGATTTACAACTGAATCATGTAATCTCACAAACCCAGTGTTGATAGTACAAGCAGAATCATCCTTCACAGTAACAAATTTAGTCACAACTTGTTGTTGCACTCTATCTATATATCTAATCTCTGGATAAAATTCTGTAAGAATCTGGGTGTTGATATAAGCAGATTGCGCTTGAAGAGAAGCAATTTCTAATCTAGCAGCAGACATTTTGATTTCCCAATCAAGTCTTTCCTATTCTTTTCCCTTAAAGAATAAACCAAGACTAATTAGCAAAACACCAATGAACTGACCAATAATCTTGTATTGACCAATTGGCAGAATATATGAAGCTAGAAATAATACTGATCCAATAATCAATATTGAAAAACTATACTAGATAATAAAAGATTCAATCATAGGTCTACAATTTCAATTTCATCATAAATGGTATAAAATGATTCTGCTAATTGTTTTGGCTTGCGTTTGATGTTTGCCCAATTACCAGAACCTTTTCTAGAATATCTGATACCTTTCAGTGTTCCCTTTGAATCTTTAAGAACGATAATACCCGTTGGATTCTTTTTGGCGAAATCATATATCTCTTTGTGACTGTTATCTTCCAAATTCAGATACTGATTCCATCTACGATATTTAGCCTTGCCTTTGCTAAATTTTCCGAATGTGTCATCATCAACTTGGAATTCAGCAAATCTTCTAACGATCTTGGATTTCTTGACTGGAGTATCGGTAGCGACACCAGCACCTGTTGAGTTAGCAGGCGCGTCTTCTGAGAGTGCTTCAAATGCATCTTCTACCAAGTCGCGTTCTTCAAAAGGAAGATTCCAGACTCTATCAAAGTTCTCACGGAAGTGAATCAGAGCTTGATCCTCAGAATGTTGTGCTTCAACAGATTCACGTACTAGAAGATATGCTGCAGCTAAAGAACCAATTCTAGTCTTGCCACCTGGTACTAGAGCAAACACTTTCTTGATGTTCCATACCAGGCGATGTAGCATGCTGGTAGAATTCTTTTCTTCAGGTGTTTTCGCATTCTTTAGTTTATTCCCATTTGCATCAATTAAACCATACTTAAATGCATCAGTCTTTTCAAATGGGACTGTTAGCAAGTAAATTATGCGAAGGGCTATGAGGTTGTCTACGATGCGCACTTATTATTCCCAGAGATTTGTTTTGTTATCACCATTATATCTTTTGGCAAGATTGAGTGAAATTAATTGTTCATTTATCGTAGTTGCATTGCCATCTAGATTAATATCCGCCAGCCATCTTCCATACTTATCTGTCTTTGTCTACTGTATCACAACACTCTTATTCAAAATTTGATCAATAAGAAATTGTTTTGCTTGTTTTGCTATTGCTTGAATTGCTTCATTTTTAGAATTAATTTCCGGAGTGTCAATCCCATTTAATCTAAATCTGATTTTTGTTGATACATTGAATCCAAGATCTACTACTGCATCAACAGTATCACCATCAACTATATTAGTAATAGTTGCATTATAGACATATCTAATCATAACTTCCTCAACTTTTCTATGATTACTTGATCTAGACTTATATCACTGATTGGATATTTCCCCGAAATAAGATAATCTTCTGGGAGTCTGTTCAAGAAAATTAAATATGGAATTAAAGTTCCCCATTGATGATCTTCAATTTTATAGAAGAGCATATCTAGTGTAGCATTACCAAAAATGTTTAAACAAATAACTAGATGGTTCAGAACTAATCTCTCATTGCTAGCCCCCGAACCATCTAGATACTTATTGAATATCTTTTTAATATGAGAAAATCTATCAATGTCCTATTTGAACTCATCCACAGATATGCATTGTGGATTATCATATGAGTGCAAAGCAAGTTGTAGAAAGATTTTCTCATTCATCATACACAGATTGAATTAGAATCAAGCAACGATTAGTTTAGCACCATTAGATGTGACCTGAGCAGTACCGCCGGCATTAGTAACCACACAACGATACTCGACACCATTCAGACCTGTAGAGTTAGAGATATTCAATGTGTTGGTAGTAGCCGTAGAATACACACCACCATTAGCAATATCAACATATGATGCTGCGCCAGTCTTTTGTTGCCACTGATATGTAGCACCAGCAGGCACAGAAACAACCACAGCAAATGTTGCCGCAGCAGGAGCTGTTACACTTGCTGTACTTGGTTGTGAGGTAATAGCAAACTCAACATCAGCAACAACAAAGTCATCAGCAGCATCGCCGGACTTAGAATTGAGAGCTGTAGAATTAGTCAGAGAAACCAAGCACTCAACATATGTACGCTGATTGCCACCGGCTTCATCTTTAGTCTTGATTAGATACCAACCTGGTCCTTTGATGCCTTTTGTCTTGTTAGAAGTCAGTGCTGCTTCTTCAGAAGAGACGAAGAATGCCTTTGCTTTATCAGCAGTGGGCAACCACTTTGGTTTAGAGATTTCTGCATCTGTTATGCCGAATAGTGCCATTTTGTTTCCTTAAGTTAATTGTTTGTTATTTATTAGTGATCTGATTATTCTTTGATCAGATTTCCAGAGAGTTTAGCTGCATACCTAGCAATCTTTGAATCTACAGATTCATTTGCTTCTTTGGATTCTTTAGTCAGACGATCAGTAGCCTTAGCGACACCCTTCAGACGCTTAGTAGAAGTTTCTGTAGCATCATATGAAGCCTTGTGCATAGTATCTGCATATCCTTCTCTGCGCTTTGCATTCTCCGGTTCGCCTGCTTTTCTATAGTATTCAGCATCTGCTCGTGCTTCTTTTTCATGATTGTTATTGTGCATTGCAGCAGTTGCATTTACAGTAGAAGAACCAGCAGCTTTCTTGATGTATGAACCCAGAGTTTTCTTGCTCAGTTCATCCAGAGATTGATATTCTTCATCCAACATGAATTCAACGATAGAGTTGAGTGACTGACCTTCGGTGATATCTGCCCAATCTTCTTCGTCTAGTCCCACTGATTCATTCATAGCCTTGCGAGCTTTATCTACTGAACCACCTGGAATTGATTGACCATGATGATCAACATGACGAATTGTATATCGTCCACGGAACATTTCCTCACCTTGAGCATGTGCTGCATCGGATGCCGCTTTATATCCATCATCTGTTGACAGATTTACACCATTTTGTCCGTGGGTAAATGTTGGTGCTTTGCCAAGCAGATCTTTGTCAGTCCCGCGAGTAGGTCTTACTTCCAAAGAATTTAGCATTGCTTTGTAAGTTTTAGCTTCTTCTAGTTCTTCGGACTCATTAGTGCCAGCCAGCTTAGCGGCTTTACGAGCAGCTAACTTAGCCTTCATACTAGCTTTAGCCTCATCAGACCAACCCTTACCAGTAACACCAGAACCATTCTTGTTCAGAGCACCAGCAGGGCGCCCACGACCACGCTTGACTGCTGGTTCGGCAGCAACTGTGGACTTGGCTGCTTTGCCAGAATCTTCATCATCTGGTAGCACTTTTGAATATACACGACCTGTTGAGGTTTTCTTTTCCTTGTGTCCGGTCATAGTATAGTCGGTGTTAACAGCAGAGCGCTTGACCTTCTTAGGTTCATCTGCAGGTACACCTTTACCGTACTTGCTCAGTGTTTTTCCGATAGAACCGAAGTCCATCTCGTCAACCTGATCTTCTTCTAAGCTAGTACCAAATTTGATTTCTGATTTTGACATTGTTAAAACTCTCCTATATTCTTTTATTTAATCTTCACCGGAATTAAGAACCAATGGTCATTCTGTGTGCTGGATATAATCTACCATCAGCCCCTACCTTCTTATCAGCCGAAGCAATCTCACCTTCTTTCATAGCAGAGTATCTACCTGTGGAAATAAGTTGCTGTGCTCTCATGGATGAACCAACTGAATCATGAGTATGCCAAGTTCCATCCGATTTCTTGGATTGGATGACGAACTCACGTCCTGCTTTACGGCTCAGTACTTGATATTCCTTACCGTCTTTTTCTTTAGAGGAATGTACAACAGTTGCTTCATCAACTTCATGTACAATCTCTTCGGATTCTGTAACACCCCAGCGTTGCCCAGCTTTCTTGTAGGAAGATTTTGCAGTAGCCTTAGTAATACCATCTTGTCTCTTACCGGACTTGTCTAGCAATTCCATAGCACGAGTTAGATTCTTAGATCTACCAGCTTTGTTCATCAGTGCTGAACTGGATTTCTTAGCCTTCTCTGCATATGAATCCAGAGTACCTGTAGACAATTCATTGACGGTTGCTTCACGCTTGAACTTTACAGTATGAGCATTACCGGTCGACTTGCTAAGTTCTTCTGCCTTTTTCTTAGCTGCAATTTCACTATATGCAACATGAACCTGCTTGCCTTTGTGGTCAACTACAGTGAACGATTCACCAAGTTCTGATACAATCTCTGCAGATTCATCAAGTTTGCGCTTGCAAAGTTTCTTTACTGTAGCCAAAGCCTTAGTCTTATATGACTGAATGGTGTCGGTTGATAATTTATTGGTATGCATAACTTCTTTCATATTATCGTGATAGACGTTCTTTTTCCACTTGTCTGACAAGTGGAACTAATTTCATAGCCATTCTATCAATGACATTCTTTCTGCGTTTGATAATACGCTCAATGCGTTCCTTTTCACCCGAGGAAAGTTGGTCCAATGGCTTCTTTGCTAATTTCTTTTCCATGGCTTTTACAGCCAGTTTTCTTGCTCTATGATTCAGCGTAGCACCACTTGAATGCTTCTTCAGGGCAATCTTCAATTTAGCTTGAAGTTTATTCTTGTTTTTTGCCATTCGGATTCTTGCTTTAAGTCTCTCCGAACGGGATAATACTTCATTCAGTTCTGATTCATCGATAGACTCTTCCAAATGATTCCCTTTTTCATCATAGATTCCAAACTCTTCATCATCATATGTGGAAAGAATATCTTCATGATCTAAATCTGCAATCATGGCATCCAACTCTTGATCCGAAAATTCATCATCATCTACTTGTTTCTTTTCCTCTGTGACGATAATCTTTACTTTAGGAGAAGCGACAACATCAATGCCGGCAGATTCTGCCAGTTTTAACATCTCATCTACCAGTGCTGCGTTCTCTGCCGACATTTCACCTGCACTAGCAATTGCATTCTCAATAACTTGTGTGGGTGTTTCACCGGCAACAGACTTATATCCGAGTGACTGTGCAATAATAGATGCCGCTTGTGTTTTTCGTGTCAGATCTTCATTTACTTGCTTCTTGACTGTAATCTTGGCAACTTTCACCTATTCCTTAACAGGAAGAACAGGTTTCTGTTTTGTTGCGATCTCAATACAAGGTTCAAATGTGATAGATTCTTGCAGAGGTGTGTAGATCTTATTATCAATCACTACTTCTAGCCTAACTGGATAATTGCCAGCAGATAGAATATTCTTTAGTACTGGAATTTCTACTTCGGTAGATTCGTTAACATTTCTACATGGTAGCATAATGCTGAAATCTTTGCCCTCTATAATGAATCTTGCCATGGGCTGAGATTCTGCTCCAGTTACTGAAACACCAAATTCTAACTTGGTACTTTCGTCTAATTTTAGTTGTGTGATCATGTTAAGTCCATCAAGAATGAATTGAATTATTTATTATTTGTGTATGCATTAATAGCAGTTTCTGCAATTTTTGCCCCTGACCAAATTCCCAGATAAGACAAGAACATCCAAGTATCAATTGTATTGTTCTTTAGTACAATGTACATGACGACCCAAGTGCTTACTGCTAATGATACGAATATTGCCATACGAAATGCAGATGGTTTTCCTGAATCATCTCTGAGCATATCTTCGAATTCGAAATTGTTGTCTGGGTCCTTTTGTACGCGATAGAGTACCCAGCCACCCATCATGAAAATGAGTAACATCACAATTGACGCTATATCAAAGCTATCCATTAGTCTATCTAGATGTTGTTGCAATTCTATTCACCGTTATAGTTATCTGTTCTTGTTCGTAAATCTGAACTCCATTCACAGATACCATAACATTATTAGTCGAAAAGTTCTTGATTCCTTTTAACGTGGCAATAACTCTAGCTTGTTTTTCATCAACAATCTGAGTATCCTCGTACCATTTTCCATTGTATTTAATTCTTACGGTTACTCGGAAATGTGTTGGCTTCCTATGTAATGGGGCAGGAACGAAACCACCCCAGCCTCCACCACCACTGGAATGAGGGATGACAGGCTCAATGATTACTTCTGTTTCGTATGTACCTAGATTTGCTATAGATCTGGTAGTGACCTAACCAGGGAATAAACCTTGTACCGCTAGATTCTTATGCTCGAACATAGAATTAGACTCGAGTTATGATGGTTTCTGTGGATGTTGTGACGATGTTCTGGCTTATAGATCCAGCGACACGTGCATTCTCTGTGACGATCAGTGGCTTAGTAATGTCCAAACCGAGAAGTTCATACATTTCCAGAATCATAGTTGCTTGTGTTGGAGTCAGTCCAGCAGTCTGGTTTTCCAGAGTTAGTACATGAGCAAGTTCAGGAGCAAGTTCAGTGCGAACTGCAGCTGCTATAGTATTAGCCTAAGGTATCTGGTTTGATTTAGCTAGGACTGTAGATGATTCAATTTCTGCTAGAGTAGCTCCGCCACCAGCTCCAGTCTACGTCAATGTTCTATCTGTATAATTCCAGATATCTGCCGCTGTTGGTCCAGAACTACCTGATGTTGATACCGTGTTCACCAATGCGGAAACTGTAGCAGGAAACTGTGCTACCATTCCTGGAGTATAATAGGCTGTTTCATAGTCGTCAGAGTACAACACACCAGTAACTCTGACCTTAGTAAAATCCAAAGATAGCTTCCAACCATTGATCAAGAAGTACACATCACCTGTATACACACCTGGGCCAATTTGATCCAAACCTGTCACCCTGATGGCAGGAAGATATTTGAGGTTATCGGCTGTGGCTATCCAGTCTACCCAGGCAGAATATACATCTACTCGAATATCAAGAGATGTTACTGTGCTCAGTACACTGATTACCTTTGTCACACCATCAAATGTTACTTTTGCCATCGATAAGAATTAGTTCAAAAAATAAGGGGAATGTTCCCTTATTTACAGATGAAAATCTGAGATGATTAGGATGCGTAGACGCGATCTTGTTCTGCAGTCAATGACAGAGAAATGGCTTTACTTCTAGTCAGAGTACCAGTTGCAACCACATACTTGCCAGAACCTGGGCGGACACCAATCAAGGTAATCGCTCTGTCTGTAGCCGGAGTTGCTCCACCCTGTACGTTACCATCATAGTCATACGTGAAGGCAATAGATGAAGCGGAAATAGTTCCTGTGATTGGTGTGCCCTAGGCATCGTTAACTGTGATCGCACCAGATTCACCATAGTCGTTACCAGCACCCGGAGGAGATGTGAACATCATGCGATATGAAGAACCAGCTCCTATCAATGGCGCGTTGAATGTAATTGTACCAACTGCGGTGTATGGGTTAGTTCTCAGCGTATTTGAATCATCATAGAATTCAATACGGTTAGAGTCAGCTGACTGGATATTATCGATGTAAACTGATTGTGATGTTACCAGAGTATCACCAACGAATGTCAACAGAGAAGAAGCAGTCTTACCAGTTACAGAACCTGCGGTACCGGCAGTGTTGATGTTACTGTTCTGACGCAACAAGTATTGAATCTTGGTGTAGATCTGTTCAAGTGTTGCATTGTTACCGTTAATGATAATCTTGAAGTTTCTAGAAGTACCACCGATAACTCTTGTCTGGTTTTCCGTGTAGTAGGAAACATTAATACCAGAGTATGGTGCTCCTGACATTGCAGCATCAAGAATAGGTGAACCAGAAGAGTAGGTCTTCAAGTCATCTTCGTTTGACAGCAGAACATTAACGATGTTAGCACCAGTAGATGTCTTACCGGTATCAGCCAGCACTGAGTCTTTGTACTTCTTGTTAGATTCTCTAACGAATGCCTTGAAGTAAGTTCTCTTGTCGAATGTTGTCGTTGTTGCATCAGCTGTAATATCACCATAAATCTGGATACCTTCGTCACATTGGTCAGTGAATGTAAAGTTAGTAGGAGCATCAATAGAAGCTCGTTGATAGTACAACTGAGAACCAGCGGATACGGAACCCAGACCCACAATACCCACATACTGTCTAGCCAAAGCACCACCAGAGATTAGGTTACCAGAACCATCATACACACCAGCTGTGAATTCAGACCAACCACCATCACGCAGCATTTGACGGGTTGCATCATTAGCTGGTTTCCAGCCGTTGTACCGAGCACCATCAGTACCAAATTGGAACTGACCAGAAAGTCGGTCAATCGCATACATCGGAAATGGAGAATCTTGGTATGCAAGCGTATTCCACAAGTCAACAAACTTAGAATATAAAGCAGCTAGTTCTACTCCATCTTTGGCAATTAAGCCGTTTGTAGTAGAACCGTCTGCAGACGCAATAAGTGTAAATGTTTTAGCAACTTCGTCAATTGTAAGATTTGTTCCTACTATAAGTTGCGTTCTGCTATTCAGCTTTGCCATGAATTTTCCTTAATAGTTTTGATATATTTATAGTCAAGCGAGAAACACATATGATCTTTAGTTGTGTATTAAGTTCATCTTTAGTGTAACTTGTGTAACTTACTCATAAGCCAGATCAACCAGTTGAGCAACAGGAATTGATGCATCGGTGGTACCTAGCGCATAATTACGAATTGTGTATGGTTTGAATCCAGGTTTGTACACAACAATGTCTACATTCTGTTGAACTGAATACTCATAGTTCCAATATGTCACCGAGTTGTTTTCTATAGAAGCAATAATGGTTGTTGTACCTGCCATCAGGACCACGATATCAGATCCAGTCTTAAGACCAGTCAGTGTCAGATTGTTCACAGATGCTGGATAGTAATTTCCCACTACATTGTCTAGTTCTGTAAACAGGCGGATTGCCATTAACTTACTGGTCGGTTGTGGTGCAAATACACCAATTGTGTTAGTCGCAGTGATTGTCCCGTGAATACCAACAAGACTCACCTATCCAGATGCAGTAGACAAACTCGCCGCTGTGTTGCCATAAGATGCTGTGGTTACAGTAAATGTTGTGGCGTTTACAATAGCATGCACGAAGTAGGTAGTTCCCGTGCTCAGACCACCAATCGCGGTTTCTACTCTGAACCCCATACTTGAGTGTAGGTTAGCAGTGCTGTCACATGTTACTGCTGCATACGTACCGGTTATTACTGTAGATGTAACACCTTGAGGAAAGTTAACTACCCATGTGGAGCCGGAGCCGGAGCCGGAGATATTTGCTACAATATATGTACCAGAAGTAACCCCGGTGCCTGTCACCAGCATACCAGGTACTATTGTGCCAGCAGCTAATGTTCCGACTGTTAATGTAGTTCCAGCAATTGTGGATCCATTCAGTGTCGCTGTTGTATTAGCAGCAGTTGCTGAAATTGTAGCTACTAAAGTACTAGAATAAATTGTGTCACCGGTAGCCCAAGACCCAGTAACGCTGGAGCACGCGATGCTACCAGTTGTTGATGTAGTTATAGTTTCGTCGGCTTCAATTACAGCCGTACCAGTTGCAGAGGCGGCTGATAGTGTGTTTCTAATTGTTTCACCGATGACAAACTGTGCAGTCTGCCCTGTGTATTTCATGACATATCTTGCACTAACCCGAAACTTGATTCTGAAACCAACTGATGGATCAAAAGCAGTTTCGTATGCTAGATTGCAGATCCCATTATTGCCGTTTAGCAATTTCCAAGAACCAGAATAACCAGCACCTCTGTCTAAATCATACTCAAGTTTTGCACCCAGAGATGTTACTGGGCTCAGTCCAATATCAACGCCATAGATGTGTGGCATGCGTCTAGAGAATCCAGTTACACCCTTGATAACATGAGGCCACTCGAATGTGACAACATCTGAGTTGGTAGTAAAGAACAAACCACCCGAGTTATCAAAATAAGCATTACCAGATACAAACGCATAAGGTTTCAACGACTTAGTCGATGGAGACATTCTAACATCCAAACATCCCTTGTTTGCAGCTCCCCATGTCATTTCGTGGAACATGTTATCATAAACCGCAGCAAGTGATGCTGGGTTAACTGGGAAACTATCCTGAGATGGGTTAGTGGTCATATTCCATGATACAGCACTGTTTACTGGGATAGAATCGCAGCCAGGGGACCCTTTGTAGATTGTATCTAAAGAAGAAGCACCCCACGGACTAATTCCGCTTAGGGTTGATGTTACGTTCTGAAACTTGATCCCAGATGATGCGTTGTTAATAATAGAATCAAAATACACAGTAGACACATAATTTCTTGGATTGACCATCTTGATATTATGTAAGTACACATTATAAGCAGCTGTGGAATATCCCAACAAGTTACCGACGGAACCATTGAACGAGATTGTGGAATTCTTTATCGTGATACCACTAGCTCCGTTCTATGGATACAATAGAACGTTTCTATCAGCCAGATAGTTGTTTGCCGGTTGATAATTATCGATCGTGTGATTTGAAGATGAAGCATAAGCAAACGCTACATCTGTTCCACCAGATTCTGTACTGTAAACTTGGTTCTGATCGGTGATTGTAAAATTAGGTCCTGAATTATCGACATGCAAGTGAGCCCAATACTGACCAGTAGGTGCTGCTTGGATGTTAGTAACAATACCTGCTGGAGCATCATATAGGAAATAACCAGAAACACCATCAGAGAAGTTGAATAATTGTTGCGGCAAGAATGCAGTAATAGCCGTCGCATTAGGTGGTGTCGGCACTGGTATAGATGATCCAACTGTGACCATAGCTCGTACAGCTTCTACCATACTACCCATCAGTGGCAATCTGATGACTGCGTTAGTTGCGTTTGATGTTGTTGTAAATGTTACAGAATATCTCTTCCATTGGTTAGTCAAAACCAAGCTATTAGTTGTAGTTCCAAACAACAGATCACAAGTAATATAGTCACGAAGATCTGGGTGTCTAGCTCTTAGATAGACCTAGAATGTATACGGGACTCCGATTCCTGTGTTGATAGTTTGTGTCAGAGTTCCGTTTGCAGCAGCAGCATATAAAGATGCCCCTAGTGCAGTTCCTAGTGCAGCGTTATTGCCAATAAGGTTGTCAAATGGTGTATACACAGCAGCGTTTGTTGCTGTGATGTTCGATGCCACCCATGTTGTTGCTAGAGTATCTGATTGCAGTGCCTGGTTTTGGATGACAACAGGAGCAGTAGCAATGCCAGCCATCTCAGGCAGTTCTTGCCCAACAACAAAGCGTAGTGTTTGATTCACAAATGTATTTGTGTTTGCAACGGATACTGTCATGGAAGTTGCAGAGTCTACAGTCTACACTACACTATCTAAGCCAACGTTAGAACCGAAGATATACATTCCGGGAGCAGGACTGAAGCCGATATAAGATCTGTTATTACCTCTAGATGTCACATTAGCAGTTAGGTTAGCAGACAGCACGATTGTATCAAAATCTGGCACATCTATCACAGTAGTTCCTACTGGAATGCCGGGTCCGGTTACAATTACTCCTGGTATGATACCGTTGGCAAAGAAGTTGAATACCGTAGATGATAGTACGTTTGTACCAACTTTTCCATCAATTTCAAATGATGCTTGCCAGTAGTACCAGCTACCTTGTGTGGTGATTGTGTTAGCCGCAGCAGTGCCAGAGCAGTTTGCGATCGATGCAGCTCCACCACCGGACAATTTGCGCAGTCTGTAGTAGTACGTCGTTCCTTTAGTCACACCATGTGTGTCATTAAAGAACATCTGCCCAGCAGTTACTGATTGTGTAGCACCAATTAATGTTGTAGCATCTCTAGCAGTAAAACCTGGTGTAGTTGATCTGAACAACTGATATACACCTTTATAGAAAGATGCAGTCATACCAGACGCAGTTTTAGTAGCAGGCTTGTTGATAGTAAACGTTGTGCCGTTTGTGATACCTGTTACAATTGCTCCGTTCACTGGGCTGCCAGCGGCACCACCGAATAAAGCCATAGCACCAGTTGCAACTTGGTTACCGTTACTTAATACCATGACAGTGCCGACTTGCAGACCAGCAGTTGATGTACAAGTCACTGTTGTGCTACCGTTTGTTGTAGAAACAGAAGACGCTGTGTTTAGTGCAGTACTAAATTCTGTCGATTGGTGATATACGGAAATTCTGTTATATACTGGCATAACATCTGTATACAAAGTCCAGGTAGGAGTTGTTACAGAAATGTCAGAAGTATACGCAAACCTACCCGTTATCGCAGACACAACACCAACGGCATTACCATTATTCGCAATGCCAATCCAAGATGTAACATCTGGTAGATATTTCAGAGCAGACCAAGTAACACCATCGGTTGAAGTGGCGAAGCACGCAGATGCTTGAGCTGCAGTAAATGCTGTGTGTGATGTAGTATTCCACACAGAACCAGCCATGATCACAAACACAGAACCAGTGAATATGATCTTAGAATATGTCATACCTGTGGGGAGAGCTGGTGCAGTGCTAGCTGTCCAGGATGTTCCGTCTGTGCTGTATGCGGTAGGCCCTGTTGTACTTGAACCCGAAATTGCAACGAATTTTGAAGCACCGAATGCAATCTATTGCCATAGAGATGATGCTAGAGCACCACCAGCAGTCCAAGTTGCTCCATCTACGGAATATGCAGATGCAGTACTTGCCACAGACCCACCTGCAATTGCTATATATCTTCCTGCACCGTTTGAAGTTACATCAATCCAAGTGGCTGATGCTAATGTGGTTGCAGTAAAAACGAAGGACCCGGTTGTTACACTACCTCTAGTGCCAGCCGTTGACACAGCAGATCCACCAGATACTGCTACCCATTTATTTGTTGCTTGGGTGTTATCAAATGCCAGTTTTTGCCACTGAGCAGCTGCTGGTGCAGTTGTTACTTGTGACCAATCTTTCCCATTAGTGGAAATTGCAATTAATGTAGAAGCCGCCCCACCACCACCGATTGCCATAAAGTAGTTCTGTGTTGGGCACCAGATAATATCTCGCCAGTATGTAGAAGCTGTGGTTGATGCTATAGGTAATTGATATGCAGTCCAAGTTACTCCATTATCATCAGAAACCATAGCTGTGTTAGCACCAACAGCTATAGCCCCGTCTAAAAATACCCATGATCCATTACCGTATGCCATACAAGGTGCCGTTGTTTGCTACCAAGCCGGAGTTACACCCACACGCTGTGGCATTTGCAAATACTTCGGGAAATTGCCATGCACACCACAAATTGGCATAGAATCTACATAAGACGTTACATCTTGCACATTTGTTGTTTTGTATGATCTAGACTTCAACCAGTATTTTGTGTCTTTTGCAATGTACTGTTCGTTCTTAACATCTGCCAGAACACGCATACCAGATGCCCAGCTATACCCCTCATTGTTGATACCAGTTCTGTGTGTGATATTAGAAATCTTGGTGTTGTTGACAACATAGCACCCCATCACACCATTGACATTATACAGCTTGATGTTAGAATAGTTATGATTATTACCAGCACTATTTGGTGAAAATGCAGTGTTGTTTGGTCTAGTTTTTGGATATGAACCAACCTGGATTCCTTTGAAGTTGTTGATCGTGACATTATTAGAATAACTAAGTCCAAAGAATCCTGCATATGCTGAGCCAATCGATGGGTTTGTCTACAAACCGTAGTTCATATGACCACCAAACGTCATCGTCACATTTTGTATATTTGCATTAGAAACATATGACCACAAAGCACTAGTCAACGAGTTACCAAAAGAGGCAGTATTGCCTAATAACATACGATGTTCGCGAACTACCCAGGGTCCATAATATGTGTACGCAGTTGTGCTAGTCGTTGTGTGTGCAGCAGTAGAAATCACTAATGATGTCGCAGAAACTACTGAGGTAACAGTTGCCGCATGAATAGCTGCACCACCAGTAGTCAACAACATACCAGGAATAATAGCAGTTGATGACGGTATTGTGATTGTTGTTGAAGATGCAGTAGAAGCACCAGTAGCACCAAGAGCTACTGGGCTAGTTACCATCATCCCGAATGATGGTAACTAGAATGCTACGTTATCCATCGATAGCTGGTAGCACTCTGAAATGAATGGAACACACTGCCCACCTGAGTTAGTGATTGATACAGAACTAGCTTGTGAGAAGTTAGAATATGATTCACCAAACAGAGTCTTGTCAAAGCTAAATTTCCCCCCACCAGCAGAAGTTCTTAAGTGGAACGGAGCATTACTAGATGTAAACACCGCATTCATGAAGTTAGCCGGAGAATAATCCGTTAACATTATGTTTGGGACTCTAATCTTAGCACCGGTCGGCGGGAGAGTCCCATTCGTGCCATCTCCGAATCTCAGTGTAGTTGTATTCTGTGCATAGATAGGCAGAATTGCTGCCATTGGTATATTAGCAAAACCAGTAGTACCAGAAGATGATGCAAAAGATATTACACCATTAATCGTGAAACTAGTTGAAGATAGTACTTCTTGTACCACAGCACCACCAGATATACTTCTGCTGTACACCCAAGTACCGGGTACTAACCCAGCGGTCGATGTGCAGGTTATGACATTTGTATTTACAATTGCATTTGTGTTGCCCAACATTAAGTATTGGCAAGCAGATTTATTAAAATCTTGAGTGAATACTTTTCCCCCATCGCCCTTCCCGACGGAACGAAATCCATTACGCATCCAGTTCCATTGTGCATAGTCTGGAGAACCAGAAACATTAACCCATGCTTCATATACACCAGATCCAGAAGCTGTCTCTACCCATATAGTTGGGATATAGTCACCGGTAGTATATGGAGATATGACGGTCTGCCCAGCGATTCCGGAGCCAGTGCCAATCTCAATCCAATTGCCGATGGTTTCGAATGTACCAAGTCCGTTTGTGCAGTCGATAGCACTGAGAACTGCTGTTGTGTTAAGTCTGCCAGTACCAAATCGAATTGGTGTTGTTGTGCTAGAGTTTGTTACAGAGACCTTCCCATTAGTGACGGTCAGTGCTGTAGTTCCTGCTAAGAAGACTTTCTGATCAGTGTTGACAGTCAAAACAGCACCGTTGTTTACAGTAATGCCATCACCAGATACTAATCTTGGTTTGATCAGTTTAAATTCTCTGTTATATGCAGCAGATGTGATTGTGGTCACAGACCACTTGACTCCGTCATATGAGAAAGCACCCACCGTACTTGAAATGGTGAGAGCAGTAAACATCTGCAAACCGTTCGAAGCAGCTTTACCACCAGCAATAATCCAGTTACCAGTAGCAGGAAGTGTAGATGCAAGCCACGTGGCACCGCCATCCAAAGAATATGCACCTGTTGTTCCAGTTGATGGAACTGCTACCCATGTCCCATTAGAATTGCCAATGTTTGCCCAGCTAATCATAGACCATGCTGCAGCCGATGGCAGAACTCCAGATCGCAGAGTCCAGTTCTGCCCATCGGTAGATGTACACACATCTTGAGACCCATTGGCGATAAGCACAAACACACCATTGGCAAACTTCAGATCAATCCAAGCAGCAGTAGAGGGTAGAGTAACTGAGGACCAAGTCGATCCAGCATCGATCTAATATGCAGCTGATGTAGAAGAAGGGGCTACTGTTACGAATGTATTGTTGCCAAATGCTAGCAATGACCAAGCTGCAGCAGATGGAAGTGTAGAAGCAGTCCAGCTAATACCTTCCTTGTGTCGCATGTAAGCAGCAGAAGTTGTGGATGTGTTAACAGAAACAAATGACCCATTACCGTATACACATTTCTTCCATGCAGTACCAGTAGGTAATTGTGTAGCAGCATTAGTAGAAGCAGCACCAGAAGTTAGAGGAGCAATAACGGCGGCACTAGTTCTGTCTGCGGCTACTAAAACACATAATCCATCATCAGAAAAGTCCCAACCTGTCCATGTAGATACAGCAGAGAATATATTACCAGAAGTAGTCCAATTCTGCCCATTGACAGAATAATAAGAAGTTTGCGCGCCGTTTATGGGTGTGTAAAACTGGTACCCGACTTCTGAAATATTTTGATCTGTTGTTACAACGTATTGAGTCATTAATTAAAACCCTCTGGCCATCCTGTATTGATATCTATTGATTCTGGATTTTCAGAATCATCCACCAATGATTTTAAGTACTCTGCATATCCATAAATGCTTTGTTCTTGAATCATCTGGGAATAGTATATCTATTTAATGAGGTCAGAGGTCATTAAAATCTTAGAACTACTCATTGTTTTCCACATTAAATCTTGTGGGATATTCTCACCAGCAATCAGTAGAGCCAATTGTTGTAATTTAGAATGTGTGTCGGAGTGAAACCAATTTTCTCCTACTTTACAACCACCATTGGTCATCTTATCATCTCTGATTGCTTGTATATTATTCCAAACATCATCTGCTATCTTTTTATTAGCAATGTCCATTACACCAAAATCACCATTCACTGCTCTATTGAATAGTTCAACTCCCATTGGGTCTGTATCTGCTGAACTGGCGATATATGGAGTTTCTACTTCCTGATCTTCAAATACTACATTCATTGAAATAGTATGTCTAGTGCGCCATTTTGGTGAATTAGCAGATATGTAGTTCATAATAATTATTCTGTCTTATTAAATTTTACTGTGTTCAATAGATTACTAATATTAGAACTAATTTTCTCAATATCTTCATCCATTCTAGCACTCTCAGTTGCAATGATATTGATTTCTTTACTTAGATGATCTACTTGTCTTTTAACTAAATGCAATGCAGTATTGAAGTTTTCGTGCTGCATTTTGTCATTGCTACAAGAATCATATAATATTTGTTTTATTTTATCAGATGTCTTTTTCTGTCTAATCAAAACAAATACTATAACTACAAGCAATAATAGAATCAGTAGATCTATATAATGCATAATCACACCTTGATATCTTTATATTTGGAGATTTCATTCCGAAGTTTATCTACTTCAGATCCCAATGTTTGAATTTCCATGTTGAGCATGTGGTTCTCTTTGACCAACTGAATCAAATCATAATTCAGTTTCTGCATCTCTTGTCTTAGTAAATCTAATTGTTTGCCTAATTCAACATTACGAAAGATCATCAATTTGATACAATCTGTATTGTGCTTCTTTTCTGTATACAAAAGAAGACACAACGCAACGCAGACTAGACAAATTAGTAGGGAAATGAATTCCAGATATATCATGGTTGTGGTTTCTTATTGAGCAAATCCTCTAGCTCCTGAATCCTGGAATTCGAGTCTCGAATTTGGTGCATCAATGACAGATTCTGCTCATGAATCTCTGTCAATTGATCACGCGCCTTTTTTAATTCTGTAGACAGTAAAGTGACTTGGCTCATCAGCTATTCAATCTGCTGATGCTGCAATGTACCAACCGAAGTTACTTCTTCAATTTTAGTTTTCTTAAAATAAAACCAGATGCCGCTAAGAAGTGCAACGAAGCTTATACCGATAGAAACCTATCCGCCGCCATTCTAGTTCCCTATCAATGAAGCGATTATTGTGTCCACTCTCGATCCTTATTCTTATGTTCACTTACAATAATGGTGTTTATGACGAATGCAACAAAACAAGAAACTCCTATCACCATCATGATAGTCATTTCAATCGTTGAAGATGATTTATTTAATGCAAAAAACACCCATATAGAACCGGCTCCCCATAAGGATGCAATTCTTGCATATAATTGATGTGGATGGAATGCAATTGCAACCAATTGAATAGACTATACCAATATGCACAATATCCCCCATAGAGGAACATAGTTTTCTAATTGATCTGTGTCAATTTGAAATAGAAATACAACACCAATGATCAGCATCGCGATACTAGATGCGACCTCTAGTGCACGTGTGTCTGGTGTAATGAAATTCCTGACAACTGGGCTCATCTGTTTTTTCTCACGTTGTGCATGTTGAAAATTAGCATCACAAGAATATTAAAGATGGACCAAGCATAATTGGACCACTCTGTACCTTGCAGATCACCAAGAATATAGAAAGAATACTACCAACCTGACTGTGCAATAATTAGAACAACACATGCCATACTGGCAAGATAGATTTTTACTTTATCCATCTTACGTCTGGAATTCTTGTAAGTAAATCCCATGCCAAACAAGGCTGTAATCGCCATTACTATTGGCACAAGATCTACAAAAAACATTATCCCGATTTGCATTTAGTGCTCCATCTATATTATTCCACCAGGATTTGACCAAACTGAAATCTGATTTTGGTTACCCCAGGTGAGCCAGTCACACTGTACACATAACGAGGTCTAGTTAATGTTGTAGTATCTTCTACAATTATTTGATATATGCCTTGCAAAGGTGATGTTTTGACTATGCTTGCTGCATAAGTTGTACAACCATTCTCATATTCCAAGATCTGACATGTGATGTCAATTTCCTAAATGTCAATTGCAACACCGGTGGAATCTATTGCTTGGCAAGTGAATGCATTATCCTACCCTTGATAGACATACAAGTCTCTTTTTGAGACTATAATATCCGATTGACTGTTGATGGACATTTCAATCTCCCATCAACTTTCTGACTCTGAGTTTTCTAGCCGTATCATCTGTATTCAGAGAGTATCCGGGCATAGTATAACGTTCTTGATCACGTGCCGGATCGGATGTATATTTCTGCACGGAATCTTTTAATGTGTTCTGAGTCTTTAACCCAAGTTTAGAGAGCATACCGATCATGTCGGCATAAATCTTCTTCTGATCTAATGTCATAGCCTTGGCACCAGCTTTCTTGATCAGTTCATCTACTTGTTTCTGTGGTTCAGTAGCAGATAATTTGATGCTCAGAGCACCAGAGATAATAGAAATTGCCTGGAGTTGGTCCTACTTTGTCGCTTCGAACAACTTCTCTGAGTCAATGCCTATCTTTTCAGCAGATTCAAAGATTTTGGAGAAATTCTTATTCTTGAAATGATCAAACATCTTGATCATACCAACTGGATCTTTAACCGCAGATTCTGAAACTACAGATTCAAATCCCATTGGGATTGAGTGGCCTTTATATGTGCCAGCTTGAAAATGTAATGATTGTTTAGATGGAATCAGATCAATAGGAAAAACTCTTTTCGTTTGTCCCTATTCATTCACAACGACTACATAATTGCTACGTTTGTCCAGAATCTCATGCAACTGATCTTCAATCAGTACTGATCTGCCGATGGTGAACACATTCTAAGAGAAGAACTTTTCTCTTTCTGGTGTGGGTTTGATCTATTCCTCAACCAGTTTGGCACGTGAACGTTCCTCTGTGTTGCGAAGTTTATTCCCAAAATCTTTGAAATTGATGGCCATCTTTATAGAACTCAATGTTAGTGATAAGTGTATTTAATCCTTATCAATCTTCGTGGGCACAGTTTGGAACAGATTTGTTACCCCTCGTCATGTGTCTCCCTCCCAGCAGGTACCTCTTGCTTCGAACAGTCTATTCAGAAAAGTTTTAAACTTGACTCCCTCTGATATGCCCATCCCCGCGCGTAGCTCTTTCATAAGGAGAACGGCCTCTGAATCTTTAAAAGTAGGCGGGAGACCTTTTTTAAAATCCACTATATCATTCCTAAAAGCAGCATCACGCATTTTGGTAGCCGACATACCTGTTGCTCCATCAGCATCTGGATCTCTATCTCCAGCAGATACAATTTCAATCTAGCTAAAAGAATAATCTTTCCCATTATATTTGTTCAATAGTTCTTTAAATTCCGGAATCCGGTCTGAGCCTGCTACTACAACTAATTTGTCATACTTCCCAGACAGAGACTTAGCTAGTTCTACAATGGTTCTAATTTTGTCATTAGCAGCTACAATATTCACACCGGGAAACATCTTCTTCGCCCAGAATACTTTTCTGTTCACGGGCAATGGATTCTTCTTCTTGTCCTGAGTCTTTGAAAGCATTATCATCTGATCTGCACCTCTGTGGAGGGATTCCTCTACCACTTTCTTAACAAGTAGTAAGTGGCCAATTGTCTAAGGATTCATCCTAGCGAACTATAGAACTATCGTGTTTTTCATAGTTATCGGTTCTTGTTGGAATTATGAGCATCTGCCAAATGTTGCAGAGCATCTTTCTTGCTACTGAACCCAGTTTCTGAATACTGAGAACCAGCTGGAGTTTTATTGAACACATTCCCATGTCTGTTATGTTCACCACCATGGATGGTTGCTTGCCACAGTCTCACATTTTTGCGTGATGTGACGATGCGACTACCAGCAGGTTTCTTATCTTTATATCCAGAGTATGAAGCAACGTGACCAATATGCTTCCCTTCATGGAATACATCATGATGCTCTTTTGGTTGACCGCTTGCGTGTACACCAACTGACTTTTCCTTGTTCTTCACTACATCGAACTTTACATCTCGAGATGCACTGGTAGCTGGAGAATCAGAAACAAAGGCTGCTTCTTCTAACTCAGAAGATTCATTCCTTCTGTATGGATTTGGATTCAATTTCTCAAAATCCTTAGAAACACTAGCATGAGGATATGCTACCTCGGTTCCGTCTTTATGCTGTAGAGTAGTAAGTGTTCTGCCGATCTTTGTTACTTTTCCAGAAAGAGTTTTGAATTTCATTGTCGGATGTTTAACCCAAACTGAATCACCAACTTTATGCTCTAGACCTTTGGCACCAGAATCTTTTTCTGCATTATAGGTATTACCGCGTTGTACCGCCTCATTCAGTCGAATACAATAATCTTTAAAGCTAATCATTTTCCATCCTTGAAGTATTTTCAGTTCGCCAATTTAATATCTATTTAATATTTCTTCCCACATAATCAATTTTAAATTTTTCTTACATCCTATTTTCTCACTTGACTACTATAATCAAACTACTGATGTAAATGGTTTTGACAAATTTTACAATCGAATTCACTTATGATCTTGCTGTCTAATCCCAACCTTTAATTATCTTAGGATCCCAATTATTTTTGCTGAATGCAAATCTGTCTACCAACTTAACAGCATCACCATCACTATTAATTGCTACAAAACCTTCGGGAGATGTTACTTTGTACCCATTTTCTGTGCGGAGTAGATGCTTGATATTCTAAGCACGATTGAGTACACCAACAATAACACCTTTTACTTCATCTATAGAATATGAGAGATCGAAAATTTTCCCAAGTTCGGCAGTATTTATCGACGTCAGGAACTCTAGCACTCTCTGTCTTTTGGCAGTTGCAGAATCCTTTCCCTTAGCAGACTTCTTCTATTCGATATCCTTGGCATACCTGTCATGTACAAATTGTAAGAACCCGGCAGCAATCTTGATACCAGGTTCCACCTTGGTACCAGTCTTTACTCTATTATTGATATACATCAACATCAAATCAAGTGCTTCCTGGTCTGAATGAATATGATCGATGATTCGACCGTTAATCTAGTTAAAGAGTTTACCAATATCAGACAACTTCTTCTGCACTAGTGCATCTTCCTCCGGTGTGAAGTTTGCACGGCCGGTCTGATTCTCATACGTAGCATCAATAGCCCATACAGAACTGACCTTCTTTAGATCAACAGTAAGACGCTCACCGAATGATGCATTCAGAGAAGCAAAATCAGATCCAGTATACTTGGTGTGAAAAGCAATACCAAGTTTGGATTTCTTGATAGTAGCACCGAGTTCAGAATCAACAGGAATCGCATACACAATTGTGTTTGGTTGGAAAGTGTAGCACTTCTCACCATCAATTTCATGTGTCCCAAGATCACCAGGTGTGTACAATAGATCACCCTGGATGATACCTTTGATACCCAACTTCTTCAGTTCCGGCAGAGCAATAGAGAACTTAGTATGCAGTTCTCCGGACAGATCTGCGTCGATATCAGCTTGGGTTTTGTAAACTTTTGGGCTTTTATTAAAAATACCCTTCTTGGCTATGAAGAACTTACCATCTGATGGATCAATACCACAGATGATTGCGGGAGCTCCGTCCCACTTCACACTTACATTAGAAGAAGTCTTGGCACCATTATTCCTGAGCATGTCTCTAACATCACGCAGGAAGTTGATGGCTTTTCTTGTCCCAGTAACTCCCTCCATGAATACCAAGTCCTGGAGATGTGTCATATGAGAATTTACTTTTGCTTCTTGAATGAGCTTATATTCTTTAAAACTTATCATTTGTTCCACTCCGCCCACATACCTGTTGCTGGGGCATAATATGCACCGCGATTTTGGTACAGTTTGAACTATCTTTTTACATCGAATTTCAGTTCCAATTTATCAGGCGCAACTGGCATCTCATAGAAATCATTACCCTTTTTTGAAGCTAATGGGACTCCTCCAGCATTCATGATCTGTTGTGCTATCTTTTCATCATATGAATCCTTAAGGATTCGAACAAAACCGTGTATTTTAACACCTGGGATCTTGTACAGCTATTGCCAATTACGTCTGCCACCTGCTGTCTATAAATTGTCTGCTGCTATATTGAATCCAAGAATACTCATAGCAATCCCGTAGAGACTCTTTGCCATACCTCTGCCTCTTAATTCGGGATTGACATGGATTAGAGATGCTACTCTAACAGGCACGGGGTAGTCGGTTGGATACCGATTTGTCAATTCTAAGAATCCAGCCTCTACTAACTCTTCTTTTTTAGTGTCAGCATAGATCACAATGACGAGTGTATCACCTCGTTTTTCAGACAACCAAAATAGATCAGAGCCACCAGGAAGTGGCTTTAGCTTTTTGTCTGTCTTTGCAATCGAGCTCGCCGGTTGTAGTGTGAAAGGATAGACCTTATTGATTTCGTTAAGATATTCTTTAAACGACAACATGTCAACAGAATCGGAGAGTAAATTTCTGCCATTCTTCCTATGAACCACCCATTTTTTCTACACCAGCTCTTGTATTAAGAGCTCGAACAAAAGAACGAATGTTAGCTGTCTTTTCTGGGATTTTTCTCTTTTTCAGAATTTCGATGATTTCTTTTCGTTCTGCTTCATCCAACTTATAGTCAACATCAAGAGGAATCTTCATACAGATCTTGCCAAGGAAGTCATAGATTTCTTCATTTGTAGGATCGATGTTGATAATATATCCACGAGTACGCAGAGCACCATCTGGGTCCAATTTGTTTAGTTGCAGATTGGAAATACCAATGATCTTGCCGGTAAACTCAAATGAACGGGGTAGTTCATCCTGCTCCCCTTCTGAATCCCAATCATAATCAGCAGCATCAACATAATTCTTGCCACCTTTTTGCCAAGAAATTTTTCTAACTTTTTTAGTATCGGCTGCGGCTTTGAACAAATTCCTAGAATCAACATCTAAGAAAGCGCCATCACTGTCGTCAAAAAGTATAATTTCTTTGCGATGCTGAAATAGAATTCTATAGATACCAGCAGTGGACGCAGTGCCTGTTATTTTTACATACCCATCACCATCTGTTTTACCTGCAGCCTTCAGCTCATCTTCAACGTTTTGCGTTTTACCGGTATTATGGTGATTGATACCATCTGCGGTTAGATATGTATGCTTCTCCGAATCTACTTCCATGTCGTAGAATTCGGATTCTCCATAAGTAGAAATATCTGCTACTTTTACCGTACCATTAATAGTTTCAATCTCATCTCCCACAGAAAGATCACGAGCGAATATTTTACCATCTGGAGACATAAAAATATGTTCAGACGAGCATTCTACTGTAGCACCGGAATCAAATACCACAGATGTCGATCTTCCAGTTTTTACAACAAAACTTTTCACAGGTTTAAAACCATCTTTTGTTTCGATTTTGATCTTAAGATCAGAGATATTATAAAAAGTTCCGATGTCTAGCTTACCGAACTTCTCTTCTACCATCTATTTAATTGCCGACAGAGTTGTTTTCATTTAGTTCTTTCAAATAAGAGATTGAGATTATCTTGATTATTTATCAATTCATTCATTTCATCTAAAATAGAGTTGAAATTGGAAATTATAAGTTTAACCTATTTGAATATTAATTTCAGTCTTGCCGGCTAAACAGCCCCCTCTTCCAGAAATGAACAGGGCTTGAGTTGCATTCTACATCAGAAGTTTCATAGCAGTCTTCAAAGAATCTAGCTGCTCCTCGTATGACAGACGCTCGATATCTGCTTCAGATGTACCTTCGACTTCAACTTCTTCTTTCTACCCAGGTTGAACAGAGTAAGAAACAACTTCATCATCCCCACTTACTGCTGCCAGGATCTTTGCTGCATCTAACTTAGCAACAACTTGTTGATTTACTACATTCTTGGTACCTTCCTTCTGTAGGATGTTTGGGTACATTTTGATAATGAGACCGTTGATCATGTTCCAGCCTGCGCCAAATTTCTTTGAACCCCCGGCCTTATATTGATCGTTCATATGAATACCTTGCTTCCATGCTGCAATAACGGCAGTGAGAGTCTTGGAAATTTCACCAGAAGAATATCTAGCTTCATTGATTTCAGCTACACGAGTGAAGTCTGTTATCATTGGTATGTGCTGAATCTACACAAACTCATTAATGTAGAAACCAGATTTATCTAAACCACCCTGTATTAGGTCTACCACCATTGGGAGAACTTTAATAATCTACTGCTCATGATCTAGTTTAATATGATGAGATGGGTTTGGCTGTGGAGTCTTAGAACCATCCCAGAAATCGATGGAAACTAGTCCCTGTGAGCCGATTTTACCAACTGTTTTCCAGTTCATACGTACGGATTTAGCACTCCCTCCATCCATGATAAAGAATCTGACACCAACATGTTGTACACCACCTGATGGAATAAAAACTTCTGGTGTTGGGTATGGGAACACTTTATTCCCAAGTTTTGAACGCAGATACTTCATGATTAGAAGTTGCGAGGATGTAAAATCTTTTGAGCGAATTGCTTCGGTAATTAGGTTCATGTTGAAAATATCTCCATCTAATATGTTGATCATGAAGCTATTTAATCAATATCTACTTGCTAAAAAGCCCTCCGAAGAGGGCAATTATTATGCAATTATCAGATTTTCACAAATGTGATGTGCTGTTCTTTTTCTCTTGGGAGAACTTCACCATACGAATTGCGAATATCACAATTTACATTCCATGCATCACGAAGAATACTCAAAGACATATCTGAAAAATGTATCAATGCCGGGACATCTTTGCTAAAACATGCAGATCCAGTTCCAGCTCTTCCATCATGCCCAGGTACAACACTATGACTTTGTCCTATGCGAGGGTCACATGTGAATGCATCTCTGACTGTGTCGTAAGCAGCACCATGTTTTTCCATCAATTCTTTCATCTGGTTCCAGAAAACAACTTTCAATGCAAGATATGAGTTGATGGAATACTTGGTAAATGATGCCTCTTTTGCAGACATTTTCTTCACAGGACATTTATTGCAAATGCTATATTTCTCATAGATCATTTGCAACTGTGTACAGTATACTTCATTGCCGCCAAATACATGCACAAATGGATTCTCAAAATCCCAAGCTGCATTCTTTTCCGTCAGAAACTCAGGATTATAGATAAAATTCTTGTATCGTTTGGATAAACGATCAACGATATCAGGGATAACCGTTGATTTCAACACAAGAAGTGTGTCAAGCTCTTTGAGTTCTTCAAGTACTTTTTCTACAATAGAAGAGTCGATCTGACCATTCTCTCCCATCGGTGTTGGCACACAAATAAAAACGACATCTGGTTTCTTGTCAAGTAGATCAGATGTGTGTGTTCCTAGTAAAGGATCGATCAGTACGATGTTTTGTTTATTGAATCCATGTGCAACTGCCCTCCCGACGAAGCCAGCTCCTACAACAGCTACTGTAATTTTCTTCATAATAACCTTTCAATCATATAATAACTCAGTATGTAATAAGATTATATCATGATTTTAATTTGAAGTATTCGACAGTTCGTGTCAAACCATCATCCAAACTAATCTCTGGTTGCCAACCAAGTAGTGTCTTAGCTTTAGTAATATCAGGGCAACGTTGCTTTGGATCGTCACCAGGGAGTGGCTTGAACACGATCTTAGATTTAGACCCAGTCTTTCTGAGGATGATCTCTGCTAATTCTAGCATAGTCTTTTCTCCAGGTGTACCAAGATTCACCGGCGTCTGAACATCAGAATCGATGAGAGCTCGAAGTCCACGAATAAGGTCTGATACATAACAGAAAGATCTTGTCTGTGATCCATCTCCATAGATAGTAATATCTTCCCCAGTGAGTGCTTGGTTGATGAAATTTGTCACAACCCTTCCATCGTTTTTATCTAGATTCGGACCGTACGTATTGAAAATTCTGGCAATACGGATCTGTGTGCCGTGCTGTCTAGACCAATCTGTCATTAGTGTCTCTGCTGCTCTTTTTCCTTCATCATAGCAAGAACGAACACCGATAGAATTAACATTTCCCCAATAAGTTTCTGGCTGAGGAGACACTGTTGGGTCACCATAAATTTCGGATGTTGATGCCTGGAATACTACGGTATCTTTCCCCCATGCTTGTACTAATGCATGCTTGACACCCATCACAGATGTGAAGAAAGTACCAGTGGGGTCTGCTTGATATTTTGGTGGAGATGCAGGACATCCTAAGTTAGCAATAATGTCAAAATGACCAAAGTTATAGGGATGTCTTACATCATGCTCGACGAACTCAAACTTTTCATTGTGGATATCTACCAGATTCTTTTTTGATCCAGTCTGTAAGTTGTCAATGCCTACAACTTGATACCCATCTGTTAGAAAAGATCTCACCAACCAAGACCCCAAAAAACCAGCGGCACCAGTAACCAGAACTCTCTTACTCATTCATCTTCTCCAAAAAATTGTGACATAGCATTACGTTTGTCTTTTGCTGCATGCCATTTGATGTGCATCTGTGTGTCTTTTTTCATGCCCTTCAGCCTTGGCTCATCAATAAGATCGGCAAATTCCTCAAGATCTTTTTTATTACGGAAGCGCATTATAGTAAAGACACCTTTGCCTCTTCGCATTCTTGGTATTTCAATTTGAATTGGTTTCTTTTCTTCATCTTCAAACAACATCATCTTCTCCTTCCTCAATCCAGATATAAGAACCACCCCCTCCCCTTTCTCCGCGTTCAAGAGCTGGGTACCAGAATGATTTCACAGAACGTTTTCCTTCATCAAGAAGGGTATCATAATCATTGCCGGTAAGTTCGATGAATGCTTTTACATCCTCTTCTGTTTCTAGATTGATCTCAACAGTATACGGCGCATCGAAATGTGGTTGAACATACGGGGGAAGATTTATGTAGCCAGTTTTATCTTCAGTTCCACCGATAATATGATCTAATGTTGATACAGTTTGTTTGCCTCTAGCCATATTAATCTCCCATTTCCATTTTTACCGAATCAACACCGCCTGGAACATCAGTATATGCCGAAGTGATATCACTCGGGTCACTAAGTTTAACCAGTTTCAATTTAGTGGGATATTCTTTTGGCCAATTTGCACCAGGTTTAAGTTTGAGCTTATTGAATTTCTGGAATCTGGAATAATCAACATGATGGTGCCAGCGTGAGTGCTTCTGTGTCACAACACACACATCTGGGTGTGCCTTAGCAAGTGATGCAGCAAATGCATAGCGATTATCAAATCCTGCCTACCCAACTTTGTACACTGTATCCGTATTTCCCCCTTTTAGTATCATAGTAGGGGCCTTTCCAGCCAAAAAACTATTCAAGAGAATAGTACAATATCCTTCTTTCATAATTTGAAGAGAAAGATCTGTGTCCTCATTGAATGGTGCTGGCTTGCCATCCCACTCTAGAATCCTCCATCTGGGGGTTATTCTTGTGTCTAAAAGAATACAAGAATAAACTCGAGTATTATAATATGCGGGTTCTTTAGCTACAAATGAAGGAGCGAAGAAATGATAGTTGAGACCTGACATTCCTACATTTTCAAATCTGTCTGTATAATCTTCGCAGACTCGAAATGGCATTGCCGACTTGACCCGCAATTTTGTGTTATTATGTAGACGATAGAAATACCGCAAGTTATCATCTAAACACCAGTATCTATTGTGACCCTCTGATTTGGCGTGTTCCCATGCCCAATTCCTAGCGGGAATTGACCCAAGACCTAGATTACTGAATGGGAGAACAAGAATTTTCTTTGGATCAATGACAGCAGCATATTGATCATATTCCTGTGGTTCTACTACCATTCTATAGTTCACACCCATTTCTTCTAGAGAACGGGAAGTCATTCTAGACTCCCATCGACCTTTGCTTGGCACATATATCGGGTACTTAGGTTGTTTCATCCGTATCCTTTCATAATAAGTTCAATTATAACACATCATGAGTATGTAGAAAGGTAGATCAATCTCTCTCATTCTGTTTGAAAATAACTCCGAGCACCAGACACAGATGGTTCAATAAATTTGGTACCCATCCCAGCCAGATATTTTCTTACAAATGATTCTGTGAAGAATTTTTTTCCGGTTGGGTAATACATTGTGATCACATTCAACTCATCTTTTAGAAAGACACAATAAAAAACTGCTTCGATACCTGAGATCTGAACTAAATTCATGAATGTGTCAAATCTTTTGTCATCCAGTATATTTCCTGATTTGTCGAGTACTAATTTCTCTCTGGCAGACACAGAGAGAACAATATTGTATTTTGATTCTATTTTAGGATATTTCATATTTTCTTTCATGAGATTCATTATAACATAGTACAACCGCTGTAGAATAGAACAAATCAGAAGAAGTCAAGTTCTTGTTCTTTGTTGTAGTTGTTCATTCTACTAAACTGGTACTTCAGGTGATGCCCCCTCGCCCTTTCCAGCTTCCGATGATAGATATGTCTAGGTTCTGTATACCAGTGATCTGGGTAGCATAGAACATTTGTATGTTCTGAGAGTCTGTCTATAAATCTCAGAGTAGCTTTAGTTCTATCTTCTGCGGAACCATAGAAAAATTGACCCTTGTAACTAGTAGTTGGTGTCAATTTTCTATCTTCACCTACAACTGGCACAGGAGAACATAGCCAAACTTTCTTACCGATAGAATTCAAGTATGAAATCTGCTCAAGATATCTATCTGCCAACATGTCTATAGAGTACCATGGATCAGACTGTCGAAAGATATGAAACTGTATATCTACACTCCCAAGCATGAAGTACATATTCTTGGCTTTTGTCTTACCCCAGTCTTTGAATTGATCTCTGTTTAGCGAACCATTTAGAGTTTGAGCACGTAGTTTCATAGTTGGAACTCCTGCTGGGACAGCACTATATGAGTGACTGTCGCCAATCATGATCGAATCTGTGACAAGATCTTCTGCTGTGATACAGCTAATATTAATGGCCTTTTCTTTCACAGCTTCGCAAACTTCTAATTTCACACCATGAAATGTACTATCCGTCATCGTCTGCGCTCTTTGAATGAAAGAATCCAAAGATGCTTCTGGTATTCTCACACCGATAGAACAGAACTTAGCATTTGATGTTAAGAAGTTTTCCAGACACCTATAATTCTTTTCTGCAAGACCACCAAAAAGACTTAACGGTTGAGCCTTATCTTTATCTCCTGGATCATAGTTGTTACCGAGATAAAGATAAACCATGTCAGCACCAGCATAGTCATAAGAGACACTAGCATCAAGAACAGATGCCCACTGCTTGCATTCAAGATAAGAATATGAATCTTCGCCTCCGATCGGAGAATGAAACCCAATTACTTTCCTCATTAGAACTCCAGTGCACCAATTCTATCAGCGATACCATATTCTACAACCTGTGCTGGATTTAACCAACGATCTGACTTACCGATCAAGTTCTTGATGATCTTCTGTTTTTGCAAACCTGTACATTTCATGTACTGATCCAAGATACGATCCTGGGTGTTCTGTAATTCACGCTGAATTTCTTTGATATCCCAGTGATTACCACCAACATCAGTTGAATATGTGTGAGACATAGAAGCACATGTACGAGTAATCACCCTATAGCCTGGGGTACCAGACATAAGAATAAGCATAGCAGCGGACACACATTGCCCCAAAGCAATTGTTTCTACTGGAATCTTACTAGCTTCCATCACTTCAATAAGAGCAAACGCTGCTTGAAGTTCACCACCCGGTGAATTGATCAAGATACGGATCTTGTCTTTCGGTTCTGATCGATATTGTTCACCAATAATTACATTGCACGCCTGGGCGACAATATCATCAGTGATATCGCCGAACAGGAGAATTGTAGTAGGCCCATCATCTTCTACTGCATACTCTAGTTCTTGATCTTCGGCTTGAAGATCCTATTCTGCCATCTTTTTTGTCATATCAAATCCTTTTCAAAATGAAAATGCCTGAACCATATTTTGCCATCATATCGACATCTAGTTGAAAACCTAGAGAAGCTAATTTAGACATGAACAATTTATTGAGCATTAGAACCTTGTAAAAGTCACCTATAGCTTTATAACCACCAGAGAATCTCAATCTTGAGACTCCTTCTACCCTTTTGTTTGACATGTCCATGATAACAAAGAGGACCTTACCAAAAAGATCAAAGAATTTCTGTGTAGGAATTTGTTCAGTCATCGAATAATTTTCTGGTTCGGGATCTGTCGGTCTTCCTTCTATGTGTTTACCAAACCCGACTTCAAACCATCCAGGTCTTTGTGTCTTAGTTAAAATACACAGAACTTTTTCACCAGCGATATCAAAAGCCCCATACGAACTAGTTGAGTCTTTAGAGAATATATATTCTATCGCTCTTGGTGAGATTCCTTCTGTCAGTTCTAAAAAATCTAAAAAGGTATACCGCTGTTCATTCAATGTTATGAACTGAATCATGTGTCACCTATAGAAAATATGGTTTCCGATTTCTGCTGTCTTTATTCTTTCAAATGCTCCAACATCCTTGTTATGGAAAAACAGTGCGCCTTTGGTTGGATCTTTTGTTTCACCATTCAATATCTATACAGTCAGTGTATAGACTTCTTCTGTCATGTGTCTTGTTTTTGTTTTGACACATGCCCAAGAGAACTGGCAACTTCTACCGATTCTCTGGTTTACTACTTCGCAAATGGTAGAAGGAAACCTGTCACTTTTTGTACGATTAAGAACGACGTGAGCGACTGCCAGTTTACCTTTGTGTGATTCACCACGTGCTTCATAATGTATCGTCTTAGAAAGGCAAATCAGATCTTCCTGGGTCCAAGAAACCCTGGGGAGATCTGTATATTGATCAGTTGGGAGTGGAAGTGCTATTAACTATAGCAATAGAATATTAGCGATGCTAATGAGCAAAATCTTTGACTTGGTCATTTGAGAAAACTGGATGTAAGCAGCTCTTATGAGCTATTGATACTCCGATAATCTTATCTCCGGAGTAAGATGGGATTTCCTTCCACGTGGTGTGGATAGAGAAGGAACCGACCGGAAGATCTGGAGAACTTCTGGTATGTTACCTCTTGTTGTTTTGGTGCATACTGAGACAGAGATAACTTCTTGATCTTACCCGTCATTCATCAGAGAATGGTCGAAACACCGCGATGTATATGACTACTGACATCACAAGTACACCGACTATGAAGAAGATTGCTGGGAATAATAGTTCTTGCATTTTACCCCCTGATCATCGCTTGAACAAAATATTGAGTAGTGTCTTGAACAGTCACTGCAACACCACCCAGAGGTTTCCAACCTTCTGAGAAGGAATAATTAACTAATTCAATCAGGTGACTCAAATTATCGGTTATGATCGCAGTGTATTCCATTTCATTGACTTGTTTCGTTTCCATGAATATATTATATCACAGAACCGAATAAAAGTCAATTAGCCTTCAAAGAATTCCATGCGGTCATAACAATATCTGGGCCGCCAGTCTTGATCACATCTGTATCAATATCCATCCCAACATAGATACCACAATGCTGTCCAGTTGTATCTGAGCAGTCTACCGATATTGTTTGCATTGATCTACCGTATGGCTCGGCAGCAGCTGAGATATAGATAGAAGGTCTAGAACCACAGACCGGACAATCTTGTAGTTTCGCTTCCTCTTTTTCAAATTCATTCATAGTGTGTTCACTTTACAGATTCACTTTGTTTCTGAGATCAATGTACTTTGGGAGCCAATCCTTTACATTCTCTTCGAATAATAACAATCCATCATCTGGGGTGGTGATCACAATAAACAACTTCCCAACTGCCATCCCAGTTCTTTCGTACAGCATTTGCGAGTAACTAGCTGTTTGCATGAAATAAGAATGAATCTCATCTCGGCTTTTATAACGAGCAGATGTTTTCCAGTCGATCACCTTAAGCACACCTTTGTGTATTGCCACACAATCTACAGTACCAGCAGATCTAGTCTTATCCGACCACATCTGAGTCTCCAAACAGAACACCTCAGTGATATCATTCAGCACAGTCTTAACCTGATTGAACATCATCACTTCTTCCTGCTGGAACATGTTGAAGGTCTGCGGTTTGTCCTGCAACCAGTTCTCAATATTCTCGTGAATCAAAGTACCTCTGTCTGTAGCCTTCTTAGAGATCTTTGCCGCAACTTCTTCTCCAACTCTAGCCTTCCAGGTATCGATGTAAGAGTGATCACTGCCAGCGCTTAGAATCGTTGAGACCGAGGGATAAATGTTACCATCTGGTGTTCTATAGGTACGACCATTAGGTGAATCTATACGAGTGATAGGAGGTATGTTAACTAGAGACAGTTTTGGTTTCATAGCCCGTGCACTTGATTAAAGTCAGATAGTTCCTGAAGAGCCAATTCACTCTCTAGTAGTCTGATTTGTTCTTCTAATTCTATGATAGTAACATTTCGGCAGTCGATTGTATCGTACTTAGTCCGCGGATCAATCTCAAGCCTCTTCTCGAGTTTTTCAATTTGGTCCGTAGCTTCTTCTAAAGAGGCGGACCGAATGAGCTCCGCAAATTTTCTCAGTAATATCTTATCTACAAAGATACAGCTACCTTCTACTTCTGGGGTTACCGAGTGTAACCCAACAGAAGCTGCTAGTTGATTTAATTCAGTGTTAGTCATTCCATCATCTTGTAAATTGCTGCATCAAGTTCTTCTTCACAGAAGGTATCAATGACAGTGAGAATTTGCGGTATTAATCCGTATATGAGTGTATTATACCGCAACAAGGAGTAAAAGCTTAACTCAGTACAGACAAAGCTCTCTCATATCGCATAACTCGATCTTCCATCCCGTTTGTACCGCCATTTACTCTTTTCTAGATAGTTGCTACATCATTCAGAAGGTGAAGCTTGTTAGTGTTCCAGAACCAGAGAGCTGACATCATTGATGTTTTAGGATCATCAGCTAATAGTTCTGGTCTGTCTAATAATACATTTTCATCGGAATAGAGAAATCCTGAACAGGCTTTATAAGAATCCTTTCCTGTAATTTGTAGAATTCCTCTTCCGCGGAATTTCCATCCATCACCCTATGATGTATCCCCATTGCCCATGCGGTTGGCATACACTACGTTAGCGATGTCTTCTGGCTTACGAGCTAGTGCAGCGGCTGTAAGATTATCGAAGTACTTCGGGAAGATCTTTACCAGACTATCAGCAGAATAATTAAGATTCTCTTCCAAGAATTTCATATCAGCTGATTCATGACCAATCTGTGCACAGAATTGTGCCACTTGGTCTGTAGTAGTAATAGAGAAATCCTGAAGTAGATCCATTTGTGGGACCCAAACTTCAGGATTTTTGCATGCTGGAAATATTTGTGTAAATTGTTCTAAGTTCATGATAGCTCCTTTTAGCACATAGTGCAGTAGGAACTATTTATCTTATACGAACAATCAAAGGAATACATTATCGAATATCGGGGATGGGTTGGTCTATGCATAGTCAAACACCCACAGATAATTAGTTGGAAGGTAAAAATCCTTTATTTTCACATGCCACAATAAAGTCTCGTACCAATGAAGATCTAACAATATCAGCTGGTGTAAAAATTACTTCTTGGTATGCTTTCATAGTACGAGCAACCTCGAGAAATTTCCCAAGACCAGATACATCATTTTTGCTTTTGATAAGATCATCTTGAAATTTATCTCCGCAGAAAATGATTTTTGATCGATGACCGACTCGAGTCAGCACAGTAGAAAGTTCATGCCAAGTTTGTGATTGACATTCATCAACGATAATAATTGCATCATCGACCTAGATGCCGCGAATCGCTGTAGTAGAAATAAACCTAATATACCCCTGCTCTTTTAGACGCTCGTATGCATCCTATCTACCAAATAAAGTAGAACAGATCTCACGATAAGGCATTTCAAAGATTTCTTGTTTTGCCTCTAAATCTCCAGGCAAAAAACCCTGATCTCTGGTCTGTACAGTCGATCTCACCACAACCACTTCTTTGAACGGATTGTCTTTTTCCAAGACTTCCTCAATAGCTTTGTACATTGCGCAAAAGCTCTTTCCAGTACCCGGACTGCCAAGCAGGAAATTGAAGTACCCACCGCCCTTATACATCTCAAAGAACTTCTCTTGATTCTCAGTTAGAGCAGAGAAGGTTTGCAGGTGATCCAACTTGATCTTCAGAGCATTCTATACTCTAGGTTGATGTGTGTGTTGATGTACTTCCTGTTCTAAATATTCATCTCGTTTAGTAGATGAATTACTAATGCCTGCGGTTTTTCTGTTGCTAGCCATTTGATTCCTTTTCGTAGAAACATTCAATTGAACACTACTAATTTATTATACCGGAATCTTGGTGATCTCATCGCTCGTTAATAGGTGCCCTAGGATATGTCTTTTGAATTTTCTTGACTACTTCACCAAAGCCAGATCGAGCATCGGTATTCATAAATCGAGTACCCTCCATAGACACTGCTGGAGCTGACAACATCCAAACACCATCTGTTGCACCACATTCTGGACACTCGAATGTGTTATCTTTCTCAACAAATTTGCATACTACTTCGAACAAGGTATCACATTCGGCGCATTTTCTGTCATATGTTGGCATTAATTCAATCCTTTGTTAGTTCTAAGACTTCAGTCTTTTTCATATTTAAGCTTTCCTTCGGAAGTTTCTTAAGCCATGAAACAGCAAAATCTGCAAATTTGCCTTTATTCCCATATTCTGTGATCAGATTTACTCCACTACAGCGCCAGATCCTACCGAACTCTGAGTGGTCACCTCGAAGACAGTCTACGATTACTTCCTTGCCGATATTCAGCCCATCATTACCAAAGACACCTGATACAACTAAACACCGATCACCTGCTTTAATAGGTTCGCTCATAGTACTTATGTTTCAATCTAATAGTCCTTTACAATCGAACTTCGTCACTTTGCTGCAGTGGTAGGAATATTCCTTGCACAGAGCAACAAGCATTTCTGCGAGTTATTTGTAATTTTCTGAGCTGGCACGGCAACAGTCTGCCTATGGGTGATTTCTGTGAGTTGCTTTGTAGAGAGTAGAATCGCGGGAATCATTGAGCCTCCATTTAGTATATTTACGACCAGTAGAAGATTTCCAACAGTCTCAACTCCATCAGTTAGATGATGTGCAACTGATGTGCAACTGATGTGCAACTGATGTGCAACTGATGTGCAACTGATGTGCAACTGATGTGCAACTGATGTGCAACTGATGTGCAACTGATGTGCAGATTTTTACATTATGACTAATGCAAAATATTCATTTCATCTGAAAGTCTGATTGTGACACAAGCCCTAGTGGGATAAATCTGTCGATGTATTCCTGTAATGAATCTGGCACAGGAAGATCTGTATCGGCAAAATGTGTGTATGAATGTCTTTTATATTCCTCTGAAGGTATGAATTCAAAACAGTGAACACATTGGTATTTTACCACATTTCTAGCATCAATTCCCAGATAGTTCATTTAAAATTTTCTCCAATTTTGTCAGTGTATCTGCTGCAGCCACGTGATGGACGATATGACCTCCATGCTTAGCAAAATTTTCAACCACTGCTAATGTGTCATCGATAAGAATATCATAACAGTTCTTATCGATGACATCTGCTTTCTTATATCCATTCTGCGTAATATGAGCAGTAAGATGATCAAGTTCACGATGCTTCAGCCAAAGCAATTTCTGTGGCTTCACATCATTATAACGTGCCTTACCACCAGCAGAAGTACAGATTTCTAGTTTGTCAATCCTACCAGAATTCAGAAGATGAAAAAGATAGTTGATCAACTCTATGGCATCGGGCATTAATGGAGCATCAACGAAAGCTTGAGCATCGACAAATTTGTTCCAATTAGCTTCCTTTTCTGGGGTAGCAGTTTGCCCTGGGACATAAACTTGGTGTGGTGTAACACCAATAATCTTTTTATACTGTGCGACAAAATCTACCAAGACACCATCCATGTCACACAGGACCCTAATTTGTTTTTTCATTCAAAGTCTTCAACTGTAATATTTGACCATCTGCGAAGTTTGTCTTTCTTCCGCTTTGCCGACGCTGCCAGCCCTTCTTCAGTTAGGTATCCAGCGTTCGTCAACATATCAATGATGGCAAGTGCATCACCAATTTCTTCTTCAAGATGTGCAAGATTTGTAACATCTGGTTTCTCGGGGTGAGCAGAGTACAGACCAAAGCGGTTGATCTTAGAAATGACTTGAATGACTTCGGCTGCTTCTTCACTCAGAATATTGAACAGTTCTGATACTTGTTTTGGGTCCGGAATTCGTTTACTCATTATTTCTCTACACAAAATTAATATGTTTAGTTGTCATGTTGATGTCATAATACACACAATCTTTAGTCATGCATTATTTCATAATATTTCATTCCATAACGGATTCCGGGAAGTAACCAACTCGAACTAGCTCTTGCAATGTAATATTCTCATAGAGTGTCGGCAGTGTCTGATCTTTCATATGCAGAAAAATTAGTGCTTCCTTCTTTGTCACATTCTCGAGTGCATCGATAAACATAACTTCCCGCTTGAGGTCATGAAGATCCGGTCGACGCAGGGTGTCCAACTTCTTAAGAAATTGCCAAACGATGCCCTTGGTCTGGACATCAGACTCAATATTGCATGGGGTATAAGGTGCAGGACCTTCTGGGAGAGGGAGACGATGAGTCTTAAGATATGCCGTCTCCATGAATTTCCGGAAATAGTTGTTTCCTGTGTGTTGATGAATCTTGTTGATATCGGAATTGATCTCGTCGAGAATAAAGTCTAATGTGTCCATATTATGTTACCTTGTGTTTGCTCATAGCATTGATAATAGCCATGGAGAGTTCTTTGAATGACCAATAGTCATGAACTAATTTAATCTGCTTCGGTTATACTTTGAATTCATGCACGCGTTCCAGCAATTGTTTGGCTCGAACTGACATCAAGAAGTTCATAATACCATTTAGATCTTTTGCCGGTTTGGAATTTTCATATGCCGAAATAATATCAGACTTTACATCTTCTGGGATACACCCTAGATCGATCAAAGTCTTGTTGCGGATGTATCTATCAGTCTCTTCTTTCGTAAGTCCTACACCAGCTTTAAATCGCTCTAGTACATTCTTAGTCACAGGCTTTGCCCGGGCATCATTGAACTCGGTGTTAGTAAACCAATCATCTGAGCATAGGACAGACGGAACACCATCCGATTTATCTCCGCGAATAATCTTATCAATCAGGAAGTCTTTTTCTGGTGGAGCAACGAATTTTTTCTGCATAGGAGACCATTGCCGAACATATTTCCCCTGCTTCTGTTTCATGTCACCATCGGAAGAAATCAACAACACTGGCTCGATATCTTCAAACAGCCCATCCTGTGTAGTGTTATTTTCCAAACAGTAGTCAGTCAGCACTGACATAATATCATCACCCTCAGCTGCAGGGATCAAAATTACCTTCCATGGGAAATAGTCAATCAACTCTTGACGCATATCCGCCAAGTGAGTAAAGATTGCATTCCAATCAAGTTCAGATTCCTCACGACCTTTTTTACGAGAAGCCTTATAGGCAGGGAAGTACTTTTTACGCCAGTACTCGCGGCCGTCACAAGCGATGACAATTTCACCATACTTTTTGCCATACTCGCGTTTATAAACCAAAAGAGAAGATAGAAGGGTATGGCGCAAGATACCCTTCATCTTCTCCGGATCGGCACCCTTTTTGAAATCATCGGCAAAAACAAAAACACTTGCCAACAGTACCTGAGAGTAGTCTACAATAATCAAGACAGTTCCTTAAAATTTCAAAACGAAGTCAATGGTATCACCGGACAGGGTGGTTGGTGTACGATCAGTTTTATTACCAGAGTCAATGAATGTCATGACTTCAGACTTTGACATGTCCTTCAATGACAACAGATCATCATTCTTTGACATGCGTACTTGATAAATCTCATCTGCGATAACTTTATTTCCGGTAACTTTTACATTACCATCAAACACACGAACAGCTTTATACTTGTCGCAGATGGCAAATACTGTAGTAAAAGATTCTGTCACTTTTACTACAACATCTTTAACACGAATCACACCGTCCCTAGAACCAAGAGCTTTACGAGTCTTGGTTGGAACTTTCTCCATAATTGTGTGATACATCGTCAGCATTTCGCGCTGTTGTGCTTTTGTCAGATTTGAATAACCTTCAATCAGCTGTTCATCTGCATCGATGACAACCAATTCCAACTCATCCACTTTACGTTGGATTTTTGTTTGGATAGAAATCATGTCAGCACCCCGAAGATGTGACTGAGAAATCATTTGTTCCATGTTGACCTTAGCACCTTTGGTGCAGAAGTCATCAATAGCACCATCAAAGGCTGATAGGAATTTTGCAGCAGCTGGGGAGAGTGTAGTCACATCAGTAGTCATGATAAAGTTCATTGAATGAGAAGTATTGCCGATGAATGTATTATACAACAAGTTTCAATTAAAGTCGAACTCTTTTTCATTAGCCATTGAAATAAGTTCTGTGTACATGCTCATCAAGAAAGAACGATCAACCCATTCTTCTTGGGAGAGGTGCCTAGGTCTGGCACCATGAACATCTTTGTACAATTCCCACACTGCAACTTGCAGATCATCAGTAGTCATAGAACCACACATGTCAGATTGACTTCAAAATGCCAAGCACATAAACTATGAGTAAGCCGGAATTTACTACAATGAGTGAATTCTCTTTGATCCGAACTGCAAAAATTAGCCAGAGTATAGAACCGAGATTGAATGCAATCACATTCCATGGGTAGTAATTCAAACTAGTAAGGACTGCACCGAGAATTGTCACTACCGTGGCAGACCACTTGAGAAAATCATTCATTTTGTTCATTGTGTAGCCTTTAGATGTATTATACATCAAGAACAAATAAAAGCTCATATCATATGCCGAAATTTGTTGAGAAGAAAACATTTGACATCGTACATGCTCTTGAACCTATCCCTCCCGATTCTAATAAAGCTAGGGCTGTAGATATCAATATTGAGATCGGCATCAGTTAGGTGAAATGTGCGCACCAAACCTTTGACTGTCTTCTCTGAATTATAAACAAAAGGTACCCCGATACAGAACAATGTATCTTGCATCTCGTGCTTAAGTTCTGGTGGATTGTAACTCATGATATCGCTTGAAGAAAGTCAGCTGAATTGTGTAACGACCGCTTGAGTGACCGAAGAATGAATAGCCCTCTGCTTCTGGGAATTCAACCCACGTGTCAAGATCTGGATCAACACTATCATCAAGATGAAGACTGTACTCGTTTGCATTAATGAGTACAGAATTACCACTTGATATATTGACAGAACAATACTTTGATTGCAAGTCAACTTCGATTAGAATTACTTGATCGGTCTTATATACAACCCAAGCAGAGTTGATAACAGGTGCACCTGGTTGTATGATCTTAATTTCGGTTTCATGATAATCGGTGATATCACTCATTTTACTTCTTTCAAAAATTCCATACCTATGATGACATCATCAATAGCTTCTTCCAGAACAGAAGAAATAGATCGTTTCAGTATGTTAGTCATGCCAAAGCCATAAACAACCTCAGCTATGTACAAACATCTATTATTTTGCTTGATGAGTTTAGTAAAAAGCTTGATGTACTTGTAGTCATCAGAGGTAATATTTTCAATTTTGATCATGATGGTATTATACCACAAGTCTGAATTTAAGCTCTTCCTTTCATGAGGGTATTTTCAACTATTTTCTATCACTTTCAAAAAAGTTTTTCATATGATTAAAAATTGTGTATTTTTCTCGCTCAAATGTATAAATAAGAAAGTGATATGATAGTAACACTTCTCTGTCACTTTAGACCAAGTCCTAGTCTCGTGTTAAAGTAGGGATACAGTTTAACTTTCTTAGTTTCGACGTTCTGGTTGTAGAAATACATTAAAAACATAGAGTGACACTCTTTCGATGAATAGAAACTAAGCCCACCTGGGTATGAAGCACAAGCAGCAGGTTTCTTTAGTCTCCTACTAGAGAATATAAACGGCTCCCTATAAGGGTCAAAACAATAACAGTTAAAGCTACACGTCGATAGTAGTTGTGGATCTGTTCCCTCTGATGAGGGATGAAAATCAGCCGATAATTGGGTCACTATAGGGATGCGCGATTAGTACACAAAGTATGGAAAACCGCAAAAAGTTCTTCTAGAACTGAAGTAAGGTCAAAGAGTAGTTCATTTTAATTACTCCATATTTGACCTTACTGCTTGTGCTATGGTTAAATCACTTTAGGAATTGTTCGAGCTCTGGGGTTTGTAGCCAGGGTGGTTTTCTCACTTTTCCTGATGGCAGTATGAATTTCATCAACAAGATGGGACTTTATGTCATACTCCACTAATATCTAATCCTACTGAAATACCTTGGCCAAGGTGAAACCGCAATGTCTACTGGTGGTCTAGTTCTCTTTTAGATTCCAACCATCATAATCTTCTGGAGCACAGACCAGAATTGATAGTTTGCATCAGAACCGTTTCATCATACATTACAACCGAGCGGTGGGGGCAACTAAGATTATCCTTTTAATATGATTGTATATTGACTTGGAAGTATGTAAACACCGTGAAGAGAAATCCGGTGTACAAATTTTTTAATCGGTACTGTGTTACTGATAAATTTTGTTAATCATACATCTTTTTGATATGGTAGAAAACCAGAAGAATTGTTTAGAACTGTAAAAACGATGAAAAAAGTGTATATAGATCAATCACTTAGCTGTGTGTTTTTACGGGGATGATGGTATCCCTTACCTTTTTTGCTGAAAAACGATAGATCTTGTGTTTTCGTTGGAATATACAAGATCTAACTAAAAACCCCTCCGAAGAGGGGTTATCATCAAAGTTGGTTTCTGATGTATGGAGAAAGTATTACCGCTTTAAAGCCAGGTGGTTTAGCAATTTTACCGTTCTCATCTTTCAAAACGATTCGCTGCTTATGTCGGAATGGGAATTTCCAAGACCAAGTAACCTGCTCTGGAAATTTCGACAAGTTATTCTCTGCTACAGCATCACAAGCACCAATAATATCACCACCAACTGCGATGCCTTGACCAAGACCGACCACAGCAATATCAACAGCTGCATCAAGCGCTTCTACTCGATCCATGCCTGCTACCAAGTGATCCATCTGACCCTTCTTGAAATCATTAGCATACGATTCAAGCGTGTTCTTTAGGTCATCAAGTTCACGAGCATTGTATGACTCAATAAGTTCAGCAACTTCTTCCAGAATCAAACCTGTGTACATTGCTGCTTTACGCGTATCCAAAACTTCACATGTTCCTGCTATAGCATTGAACTCTTTTACTTTTTCTACAAAATCCATAATATACCTCAAATTTTAAATTGATAACTCAACGTAGTGACCAACCCACAGATGCTACCATAGACTTAGACCATTCTGGAATCGTCAGTGGTATCTTAGCACCAAAATACATTCTGCGGTATTTCCCAAAGAATGAAGTTTCATATGCAAAAATAGAAACAACAGGCTTCCCATCCAATCCGTTGACAGATCTAATCACCCATGTAGTACGTGCCGGGTTCATTTTCAGATTCCAGCCATCAAAATCTTCTGGAGCACTGACCCAGAATTGATAGTTTGCATCAGGACCGGTGCCTCTTACAACATCAATTCCCATTCTTTCTGTCAGAGCAGATGCTCTATTTCTCAGGCCTAACCAAACCCATCTAGCATAGAATGAACGTGGGTGATGCCCCTTCGCCCAATAGCACAGAGAAATTGCATGCTCATCATTCTTGTCTAGAGAGATTGGAATCAAATCATTATTGTCCCCTCTTTGATCTCCATTGATGGAAGCATCATTGCCCCAAATAGAATCGAAGAATGCCAACTTTTCTGCTTCCCACTTTGTGAAGATCAGAATGAAAGGTACCACAATCGGTGACATCAGATCAATAGGGATTGTGATAATAGCATTGAAGGAAGCCGCCCAGAATTGTTTTCGGGCGGCTTCCTTGATGTAATCCGGTACTGGAGTCTAATTTAGAATTTCCAACACACGGAACGGAAGATGTGCATATACCAACAAACACAGGAATGCAACAATAAGAACTACCACTGCAGCACCTGCAACTTGTAGTTCTAGAGGCAGAGAAGATAGAAAATAGAACATCGGGATTACTCCTTAAAGATCTATTTAACTATCACATGTGTTCTATGTACATCTTATGAAGTTTCCACCCCAGCACAACAAGCACAACACCAAGAATGAACAACTAGAAACAAATCAACAATTCAGACATTGATTCGATTCAGCTTTTTGGTGATGTGTTCCTAGATCATAGAATCAAACTCACCGGACTCGAATCTTTTTGCATACCACTGAAGTGCTACAAGAAGATTACCAAGTTCTTGACATTCATACTTCTAGATATGTTCTGCCAGACTTTCCAGTTTGATTTTAGAAAATAAGGCAGTCTGCTGGATCATCTCTTCAGTCGGCACTCTCATCGTCATATTCATCCTTGATATCGAATACCTCCGCATATGTATTCTCGAATTGCTCATTGTCTTGTTTCTCTGTATGAAAACGTTGAGCATGATAAGTCTTACACATCTTGCGCAGAATCTTTTTATCCAATTCGTTGTCCTCTGCAACCTTAGCGATTGCTTCCTTGATGTAGTCTCGCTCTCCTTCCATTCGAGTCATTGCGCCGGAAACTTCACCAACTAGATCTTTGATTGCTTTCTTTGCGGGTTCAGATAGACTCATTATTCTGCTCCCTCGTTCACTTCAATAGTAGTAAAAATTTCGCCCATTTTGATTTTATTACCGTTTCGATCTTCGAAACTAAAACTTACTTCCGGAAGTTCAGACTCACAGAAAATAGATTCCAATGAGACTGCCAGATCTGCAGCAATCTCATACCAACCACTATTCCCCAGTCGGACATGTCGCAAGAGTGCAACCACCAACTTTGTCTCATCTTCGTTAAGAACTACATTAACTGTAGAAACTTCATGTACTTGTGCCATATTAACCTCCAAAAATTTCCATAGATTTCACACTTTCTGGACGAATAGATCGCCAGCCACATACCTGCATATCAAACACTTTTACTGCCGGTGTTTCGTCAGTAATCTCATTATACACCTCATTTGAACCCTTCGGATGATTCTCATTGGGGATTACTTCCAGATTACGAGTTGCAACCATCTGACGGATAGAACCATCAAGTTTTTCAAATTCAATTTTCATAATATTTTTACTCAGTGTAGTTGCAAGTTCGGTTGCAGTGATGTTGATAGTCATTCTTCTTGATACCTTCCTACTAAAATTCCGTGTTGTGACATATATTCTATGCCAGATGGGTCTTTATACTCTTCCATGTAAACAACTCTTTTGATACCAGATTGAATCATCAATGCAGCACAGTGTTTACATGGACTAAGTGTAACGTAAACAGTAGATCCAAAGATTGAAACACCTTCCTTAGCTGCTTTGAGTATGCAATTCAATTCTGCATGTATTGTTTCAATCTTCGTGATGAGGTCAAAATCCTGAGTTTGCTAATTCCAGACTTTGTTTTCACATTCGTTCTAAGTTCCTGACTAAGTCCCATTATAGCCGGGCAGGATCACACCACTGTTTGTGACAATTACTGCCCCAACCTTCTTGCGAATTGCTTTGGACTTTTCTGCATACAATATTGCTGTGTGCATGTGGACTGAATCTAGATTTGCCATTTTACTTCAACTTTGCAAGAGTATCAGCAGTGGTGACATCGCATCGTATATTCTTGAAGATCGGCAGGAACATAGACCATGTATCACGATGCTTCGACTTAATCAGCGCATTAAACTTGATATCAACCAGCTGACCAACAAATTCTGAAGGATCTTTCTTTCGGTCATCATCTGTAAGACCGGAACCGCATGATACAGTCAGAAGACCGCATTCAGTAGCAAGTTCCAAAGAACCAATCTGCCCTGGCTTCTTTGCATGAGGGATTGTACCAACACACTTCAATGTAGCTTCTTTCTCATCTTTTAGCTTCAGCACTGTCTTTACTCGGTCGCTAGACCACGTGGCTTCAGCCAGTTTCAACATAGCGCCTTCTTCACCTTCAGTCAGCATACGTTCATAGAATGAAGTTGCTTGTGCCACAGTATGAATGAATTCAGTTTCAACAACAGAAATCCGATCATGATCAATATTAGAAACAATCTCTGCCAACTTAGCAAATCGAGTCATGTATGGTGTATCACTCTTACCGGTGAAGAAGTCATCATGTGGAATCAGATCCCAGACGACAAAATGCATGGTCTTTGCTTCATCTACTGCAATGGTATTACGCACCATCTTGGTGTACAATCCGTTCCCAGTTTTCCGATCACGGATTTTACCAGTAGCTGGATCAACAGACACCAATTCGCCATCAACTACATATCCTGCAAATGCGGACAAGAAGTTGAACACCCCGTGATCCAGCAGAGTACTACCATTCCGTGAGTGTAGCGAAATTACTCCATCTTTGGTCACAACAGCTTCACATCGTCCACCATCCATTTTGACTTGTACAATCAACTTTGGTTTTTCACTGATAGAAGTTTCTGCTGCGTAGAATGACTTTGCATTCTTTTCATTGAACTTGTCAGCCAACATCACAGGAAATTCTTGAACAGAATTTGGCCATAGATCATTCACCAGTGATGTAGAAACCTTGCAATCCATATCACGGTTGATCATGCGAATGATGACTCCTGCCTCAGAAGGGTGCAGAGAAGAGATTACTTTCTGTAGATAAGTGCGTGCAGCATTGCCTGTGACAATGCGACCGTTCAGCTGTGCCAGAATATCTTCCAACAAATCAACTGTGATCGTGCCGTCACCCAATGGATTAATTTCCATATCACTCGCACGAATCCAGTAGTTGAATCGCGGGTGATACGTCATTTTAAACAAGAGCTGAAGAGTTTTGTCTGACTCGTGCTGTTTCAGAATTCGCTTCTTGTCATTTGTGAGGTTATGCTCTTTGAGGGTAGCAATAATTTGAGAAATCATCCGAATCACCGTATTGTTTGTATGTGTTTATTATATCACAGATGTGAATAAAAGCAGAGAAACAATACACATTAAGTACAGTTCAACTGTAGTGCCTTCGATTGCTTGAGAGTTCGTTTAAACTTGCGCTTTGTTACTTGATTGCTAGGGTGCAGTAGATACTTGTCACCCATCTTTTCCTTGGCGACAATCAATCGTTGTGCATTGCGTTCACGAAGTTCGAGAATTTCTTGGTCGGTCATTTTAAATTTTGATTAGTTGGTTAGCTAGGGTTTTAGTTGAAATATCAGAATTCCAGTATTGGAGAATAGTATCTTGATTTGCTGCAATCCAATTCAATACCATATCAAGATCTTTGATCTTCGATTTCATATTTCCGTATACTTTAAAAGACGGAATTGCTATGGAAAAGTATCATCTGCTGTCATCCTTCCGAATTGATTAGATACTTTCACTCTACAGCCATGGCTACTCAATTTCGGAGAAAGAAAAACTACTGGATTAAGCCCGGTATCTTCTTTCGTGAAATTAGCCATCTCATATAGATGAGAATCATTCACGATTGAGTCCAATGATGTATTATAACAAAGAATTGAATAAAAGCTGCGCAGCTTTCAGGTATATTCAACTATTTTGATGCCGGCTAGTTTGATAGCTCTTTCACATACTGGGCATGGCTTGGCGAGTCCGTACTCGCCATTCTGCATGACTCTAGAAACAAAAATCTTATGCGCCTTCTTAAGATTTTTGCATCGAATGATAGCACTTACTTCCGCATGAAGAAAAGTTTTTTCAGGTCTACCGACCGCGGTACCAAGTTCTTTCATGCGAGTGTGGGTTTTCACATACGAATTCTTACCAATAGAAAGAATGCGGCCTCTCTTGTCAGAGATAATTGCAGTGATGTTTTGTTGTGAACTCATGTTTTCGGTACAAATTCTTTTTTAAATTCTTCCAGTGTGATCACCTGTATATACTCTTCTTTAAGATCTTTGATATAAGAATAAATTACAGATTCTAGATACCAGTCAGCACCTTCATACTCTAGAACACATGAGTAGATACTACCAGAAGTGCCTAAGAAATCCACAGTCTTCTTAGGACAGTTTCCAGTTGTATTGCTAAAGCTATAAGAGATGATACTGCTGTTAAGTTTCCACGAGCGACCATAGAGATAACTTCCTGCCCATGCACCTCCTACACGGTAGTGAATATCACCCGTGACTTTGTCCGTGATTCTCACAAGGCACCACGAGTCAGGTGTATACAATGATGGCATTTTCTTTTCCTCAACAAGAAATTGTTTTCACAATTTTCTCAATTATTGACTTGGGTTCTTTTTGTACCATGTCCATGAACCATTCCTTGGAACGAAGATCTGCCATGAAAGCACCAAGTTCTTTTCCTTCAAGTCCAGTCCAAGTTCGAACTAAATTACCGTTGAACATTTCCTTCAGTGCCTTATCATCTGTGTACTTTGTTATGAGTTTTTCATACTCATCCTTAACATGAGGGAATTCTCTGAAAATTTGTTCAGTGTACATCTTCTTATCTGATGTAAATTTATAGTAATTCTTTGGTGGCAAAGATTCACAATACTTCAAGAACCCAGTGTATGTCGGTCGCTTAGAATCACGCGCCCTAGCTTTTGCATTCCGATTATCCAGAAGATATATCTCGGGATTGAAGAACTCACTGGAAGCGATAAAGTCATAGATTTCTTCAAGTGTATCGAATCCCTCTACGTGAGTTTCTGCTTCAAACCCCAGGAAGTTTAGGCATTTGTGAAATTCGGTTGATACAAAAATCTCGCCGATTTTATGATCTCCGTCCCTAACAGGAAGTGTCATCCCATGCTGCCCGAACTTTAGTCCGAACTTATGGCCAACTCTACCAACGAGATTGCTACAATCGTTGTAGTCCATCCAGTCACAAGTCCAATTCGGCACGGCCGAGAAAACAAAATCAACTTGAAATTCCTTGTATTCAAATGACCACACATCAGAATTCTTCACAAGCTGTTTAGACTTGAGAAAATTCAGAATGAACTTCTCAACCTTCACTCGATCTACACACGAATTCAGAACTATGTCCAAATCACCGTATGAATCTTTGCAGCTGTATGCTTTAACAATATATGCATAATCATTCATATACGCAGCGAATGCTTCTCTCACTTCATTTTGAATTTTGAAGTATTCGTCGCGCTGATACCTGCGAGTATTCACTGACAGTGCTTTTCCACCAATTTTGGGTTCCTCTTTTCTGCTTGGAATACTTCCCTAGTCACCACAATGCCACCGTAGATCGACTGGTACAATTCTGCAGTTGCTTTAATGAAGAATGTTTGAACTTTGCCAGTAGAAGTGATCAGAGTGTAGTTCATATTCATGTTTTGATGATAGAACAATTATAACACAAGAACGAATAAAAGTCAGAGTGGGAAATTATATATACAGTTGTTCACTAGTGACTAGGTATGTGATTCACAAAACGATAGCGGATCTAATTATTGCAACTAGATCCGCTTCTCTATCATCATGCTATGCTTTTTCTCCTAGTGCTATAACGCAGATGTGCCCAGACTTAAAAGAAAGTTGGTTGAGCTATGGATCTGGTCAAGAACATAAGACCTTGTTGCATGGATACTCTGCCTTCATTTAACCAAGTAAACGGATCAGCCTGATGAAGCCTGGTCATTTCTGAGTCACTAGCTAATGACTCCCTGTCCTGATTTACTAGGTGAGCTGACAACTCACCAATCAACTTCTCCAGCTCTGGTCCGAATGCCTTAATTCGGTTCATCAGATCAATTTCTTCTTGACTCAGATTACGATAGCCAGAAATTTTTGTGTGTTGATGATCCATGATTAATACCCCAGACTTGCTAGAGAAACATCTCTGATGAAAATATTCTGCTCTGGAATCTTGGTAACGGTAGCAGTCCTGGCTTCAATGCGTCCTTCCTGTGGTACATGACATCCCATGTTAACATCCGGAATTTCCCCATGATCGGCTCGGGTATTCTCCCGTGGGTTTGCAGAACGAACACCAGGTGGATACACAACAAATGGTTTCTGTGATGCCGGTGAATATTCAATCACTTCTTGCAACTGTTTGATCAACTTAACTACTTCAAACTTAGATAAGATCAGAGTATCCTCGCCTACTCTGATTTCAATTTTGTTCACAACTTCTATGTTCATAATTCACAGTACTCCATTAACATTTCACTATAAAGATCCAGCAGTGCAAGATTTGACATCTGCTAGAGTTTCTCTAGGACATAGTCGTAACCAAACAACTTTGTCTCTAGTTCTTGTATTCTAGCTATCACCAGATTTCTCACATCACCACTTAGCCTCATTTTCGAACAGTTGACGGAACTGAATCCAACCTTGCAACTTACCAGACCAGAGAGAACAATCCCTTCGCATGTGAGTAATACCTTGTTCCCATGTGTCAACTGTAGTAGGGATGTTGATGTAATCTTCTGTGGATGTTGCTTGCATTGGGGTTGCTTGATGACAAATAGGAGAAGCATGCGCAGGCTTGTTCTCCGATTCCAAATTCAACATGTCAAACACCTTCTCTGCTTGTTCAATAGAGTCATTCAACTTACGATATGACACCTGCGCGCAGCAAGAAGCAGAAATCTTCTTTGCAATGTCCAGTGGCACTTCTATATCGCCTGAGAAGTAGCTTCCGTCGATAAAATCAACGTATGGTAAATGCCACTCTCCTGGCATCAATTTATCAGGGACAGATTGTTCTCGTGCTTCAAACATGCAACGTGCCAATTCTTGGAACTCAGGTTGTGCATCTGGGTGATTGCGAAGCCAGAAGAAATTTTCCCACTCTGTACCAGACATGACGGTTTTCATGAACTGAAATGGCTCTGTCATGCGATTTGCGATTTGCTTATGAGCATTGATACCTTCTTTTGATCCCATAACGCGAGCAAATGACACTGCCTCCTTACTAGCAGCAACCCAGATACTTTTTGCCATCGATTCTTTAAAGTTGTCAAGTAACTTTTTTGACACCATGCCGGGATTATTTTCACCCCATTCAATCGGCATTGCCGGTGATTCTTCGATCATCTTAAGCATTGATTCGACTGGAATTGCCCGACTCGATGCTGCATTCTTTTCTAGCATGCAGTGTGTCATTACCTCAGAATGGAAAAATCTTGGATATTCTAGTTCGTATGTGATGAATCGATTACCTCGATTGTTAACACTGTCCTTGATAATAGTGGCTTTAATACCACCCCTTCCTTGAACTTTAATCATCATTTTCCTCATGTGTAATTAATTCTGTTGGCTTCAAAAGTAGAGTAGTCTATTCTATAGAAGAATCCGATATTCGCTTTGATAATCCTATCTTCGGTCACTACTGTTCTCACTGCACCACCACAATAAACTAGTAGAATAGTAGACATGGGATCTGTGGGCTAGTATATCTTGTCAAATTCTGAAAATACAATAAGACTCTCTTGTTGAGAAATATACCCAAGAGAATTTGCATATTTTCTACCAAGTTCCTATGATAGATATCTTTTCATACTCACAGGAACTACACTCTCATTAACAAACAATCTCCTGTCAGTGTTTATCTTATAAGAACCACCAGTACTATTATACACATCGAAGTTTCTATTTGTTAGATAAGAACTATTTGTCACAACAAGATCGGAAACATAGAATGTATTTTTAAATTCCGTCTCCTACATCAAGTTCGGTTCTGGGAGTTGGTACACAAATTTATTATCTGCGAACTCCTACCAGACATCTACAATATTACTATCACCGGTGCTATATTTTAGCCGTAATTGCCATGGCACAGAATTAGCACTAGAAAAAGGTGATGTGTACATGTCACAAGTCAAGTACTCTATTGATTTCGTACCGTTGCTGTAATAGGAAGAAATCTAGTAACTACCTTTTTTCTACTCTAGAACCTGATTGATGTACTGTAGTTTTTTCTACTCATATCCATCTTCTGATGAATTTACTGAAATTGAAATTAAGCTCATGATACGAATGTGTATTTGAATGAAGTTCTTTGGGAACACATAGTCATATCGTGTTCATGGATTTCTGTGATCTAGCATTGTTCTCCAGATTCTACTTTCTGCCGAAAGATATTGTCCAGATAATCTTTGCTTTCTGTGAAATCTACATCATGTGAATTTATTTCATATGTAATCATTCTTACGCTCCATTAGCAAAAACATTTTGACTTCCCTCAATCTTTGTATCTGGGGGAAAGTCATTGTCTTTATCACCGATTCTCGTTATAGTTTTTTTGTTAACAAAGACATTAGGAGATCCTTGTACTGTAGAATCTGGCGGAGAATCCGAGTCTTTATCTCCCAATCTGCACGCACCTCTTTTGTTCACAAATACATTCTGACTCTATTCTTTCATATAATCTGGTGGAGAATCCGAGTCTTTATCTCCCAATCTTACTACACCTGGCATATCATCCTCTACTGAAGTTCATGCCATATTTAAGTAAAGTTCACTGATATCATATTCGAACCTATCCCGCATGCGCTTCATAGATTCATCCGGGACATTATGTACCGATTTGAAATTTCCATTCATAGTCATTACCACCAAAGCAGAGTCTGTGATCTTGGCGATTTCAAAGTATGGGCGCAGTTCTTTCTTTGTGGTGAAGGTATTAGAAACCCATGTGTCAAATCCACCTTGGAGACTCTTGTGTGTCTGCTCTTGACACCATATATGTGCTAAATGTAGTCGACCAGAATCAAACTTATACTCTCCAGTCAATGGGTCGACAAAGTACATATCGGCTTCATAATGATTCACCAGAGCATGCAACTGATACTTGACGAAAGAAGTTTTGCCAGATCCCGGCAACCCGCGAACCAAATACAAAATAGACTGACGATTATTCATTTTTCTTTGCCTCATGTGCTGCAATCACAGCTCTAGCGAACTTCACATAATCCCAGAATTTGAATGGTGGATTCATCAAAGAGTTTTTGATCTCCTTGATTTCTTGATCAGTTAGCATTTACGACATTGATCCAAAATTTCTTAGCTGTGGTAGAAATGATACCATTCACATCTTTAGGCTCAATCTTAGATACTACCATTGTATCAGCTTCTTCACGGAAAATATCAGACATGACCCACTTGATGAAATGACCGGTTGAAGTCATTTCCAGAGGGTACCCAAGTTCTTTCATCTTTTCAACCCCTTGCTTCAACCTATTCTCGGTAAGTACTTTATCAACGAACTCTTGATTAGAAGCAATCTTTTCTGGGTCAAGAGTAGCAGTAGTCTTGACCTTAGAGACGGAGTGCTTCTCACCTTTCACCTTGGCAATATTGCTACGAATGTCAAAACCAATTTCTTGGGTTTGAATAGGTGTGATCACAACACCCTCACCAACAAGACTTCCCACTGGCGCATCTGGTTTGAAGAATCTAGCAACAGGGCAGTCATCTTCTACAGCAGCACACAATTCAACAAAAGCATTTTGACTGAGTTCTGGTCGCTCAAAATCTACAGTCACATAATGAGTAGGGAAGTCATACTTTGTGTAAATGTTGTGCTCTGCATACTTCTTGTCACCAAATACACGTGTAAATGTCTCACATGGCTGCCAATCAATCGACTCTGCATCAGACGATACACGAATGCCAAATACCATAAAAGATTTAGGCAAGCCATTTACACCAACACCAGATTGGATATTACCACCAAACCACTCACCATAGATCTGCACGTTACCTTCTTTATGTCCGGTGATGGCTACGATATCATTCATGATCGAGTTGATCAGGTCACGGTTGGAATAACTCCAGGAAGCAAAACCTGCATTATCAGATTCGATTGTGCAAATGCGTTCGCGAGATTGAAAGATGATGTCTTCGGCGGTGCCAGATACTGGGCGGACCCACCCACCATTCGATCCGTGTACCTTAGTCGTCACTTCAAAGACAACTTTAGGGTATGGCAGGTTGTGGTAATCTGCAGAAGAACGAACATTCTTGACGATCTGGCGATACTGATCAATAGATGGAAATTTGATATGTGTCATGATTGTATTATATCACTGTATTCAATAAAAGATAATTTTGTTGAAAATTTTAAGTTGCGCACATCTACCCAACTCGTGATGTTAGTCTTTTGTTCCGTCATGATGACCATGTCTTCGAACAGGTCGGCGACTCATTTCAGAGCAGATGTCATCCATATCATGTGGCATCATGAAATTTCCATCCAAGCCAATATCGCACTGCCGAACATCAGGTCCTTGAGGATATCGATGATCATGATGACTATGACTATGTCCGGACAACGCGATTGCGCCGTGATGTGCTCTGTTCCAAGTCAAAAAAGGATAATGACTGACGACAATCTTGTGTTTCTTTTCCTGAAACAGATGGTCAAACTCCATATAGTCTCCATCCCACACAACTCCGATCAGACCACGAGATTGCTGATATACAGAACTGTTTCGCAGATTAGTGTCATGATTCCCCCAGACGAGTTTCTTTATACCATTCAGCCGCTTCAGAAATTCTACACCGACTTCTGGTTGTGCGAAACATATGTCACCAGCGATGATAAGAGTATCTTTTTCTTTGACTACAGAATTGATGTTCGTCACAACAGCTTCATTCATCTCATCCACATCTTTGAAGTGACCACGAGACCATGGACTGTACTTCAGGATGTTAGAGTGTGAAAAATGTATATCCGATGTGATGTATACTTTACTCATTTTCTTGTTCTGCCTATTCCATCATATACAAGAACATGCGTACTTGGTACTAGAATGTCTCTGGGAATATTTCAGGGTTTACCAAGCGAGAGCCGTAGTGTTCCACCAATTTGTTGTAAATTTCTTCAGTCATTTTAAACAGTCAAAAATTGTTCTTCGGTGATCGAGTCAAAGCGATAGGGGTTACCATAAGCTTCGTCGACACGCCATGCTACTTTGCCGTCAACTTTCTTACCGACATACCGGCAATATCCAGCATCTGTCATTCCAGCGAACCAATCGCCATCTTTGTAGATATCCACAGACCAGTTGTCCATCCGTGCATATTTTGGCTCGACATAGTTCTCGCTAGTAGCAATTCTGCTATACAACTCTTGAAATTTAGATTGAACTGTCATGATATATTCCTTGTTGATGGAATTATTATATCACAACCACGAATAAAAGTCAAGAAACAGCCACCCAATCTGAGTTCAGTTCGTGCATGCCTGATACGAAGTATGGTTCTGTGCCGTATTTCTTGGCATTTTCGGCAATATCTTCGGAGTCTTTTCCAAGGATAGCAAAAATTGTAGCAGGATTGAGTTTCTTGTCCTTCAAGGACTCAAAACGCGTGTACGCCAAGTACATTTTCATGGGAGTATTCACAGAGTTTCCTTCTTCAGTTCGCCACAGTGTTTGCATTGCATGATGTACGTTGTCACAAGTTTGGAGTAAGTGTTCATGTCTCTGGAAGGCAAAGTAAAGTACCCCACTTGTTCTGGTGGCAACTGATAGAATATCTTATCTCTGGTTGTCTCTAGAACTTCCCACTTGTGCTGGCAAGGAGAAACAGACACAGTATACGGAACAATCTCGAGCCATTTCTGCAACCACTTCTTCATTCTTTGATCCTCACATAAGTCCCTGGTTTTGGCATCTGGTCATATATCATCAAGATAGTCTCACCAAATTCAACACAAATTTTGAGCAAAGTCTGTTCATCTCTGGAGAGATGTTCACAGTACATAGAATTGAAAGCATCAATCATATCTTGAATTACTTCTCTCTGTGTTTTAAAGTCATCAACGATGACACGTTCTTCCACTTCTTCAATGCATGTGAACATCATTTCCCGAGACCCACCTTAACGATCCAACCAAGTAACATCACAGAAATCACGAACAACAATATAGGAAATTCGATGATAATTATCACGATGGTCACCAGAAGAGATAGTGCAATCATATATGCCATGCCATGCAAAACAAAACCGAATACAACACTCTCCCCTACCCTTTTATCAAGATTTCCCATAAACTCAGAAAATTTCACATCACACTCCCAGGAATTTTTCAATAAACTCGCGGCGAGCCATTTCATCCAACGCAGAGAAGTCATCGCGGTTAGCTTCGATCCAATCCACCAGTGGGTAATATTCTTCCGCAATTTTAGACTTCACATCACTATTCAACAGACGATCCAGGTTTCCACGCATGAACAGCTTCTTCGTCAGATAATGAGGGGACTTCATCTTGGTAGATATCTGCGCACCATTCTCATCTTCATGGTAAACCACAAACCCCTCGTGCTTACACACTTTCAGATCTGCCATCACTTCACCAATAGTCTTGGTCTCAACTGGCAAAGTCTTCACCCCCAGATTATTCCAAAAACCGTGTTCTGGATTGTATGACACTTTAGATCCATGTACATTCTCACGCATGCCAAGGAAATACAAACCAGGTTCTTCATGAACAATATGTGGATCAGAAGGATCACAGCACTCGAACATAGCAGTCATTCCATCCATCTCATGAATCACAAATGATTCCAACTCAGATGTCACGTGAGACCGAGCCAGCTTAGCAAAAGGAGAATCGATCGAGCCAGTAGTCGACACAATCAACTGCCCTTTGTACACAGACAGAGCGCACATGAATCCATTCACCTTGCGAACCGCATCGACTACAACATCATCTTCCCATTGAGGAGCATCTGCTTCAACCCGGAAATTATGGATCTTAGTAAAACTGTATGAAACTAAATTGTAATCGGAATCTAATACCATACCTCTACAATCTCTTAGAAAGTCGTTCCACAGCCCTTCATAGAATACTTTATTCTTGTATTTCAGCAACACTAATCCAGTGTCTGGATACCGCTTAATAGTCAGTAGATCTTTATTTTGTTCGATCGATTCACTTATAGTCATGATATACACTTTCAATGTGTCAGTGGGTCAATTCGCCTTATTTTTACATAATCCGTTTTAAGAACCCAGGAGAAATTTATGTGAGATAGAAATATTGGAAGGATACAAATCCAGATCTATTCTTAAAAGAACATGGATTTGCACATATTCATCCATGTGGAGGTGTTTGTGCTGAATTCAATGCAGACAGTACACAGATTGCTTCATCGATTGCTTTGTAATCGTCTGACGGTAGACGGCTGTAAGCAAGCATCCGTGTGTTGCACAGTTTGCTGATGAGTACATCGTATACACCTTGTACTGGCAACGGCGTCTGTGCTGGCAATGATGTTGAAGTTCTCATCCAAGATCAACCTGCGACAATCACCACAGACACTTATACTTGAACACGATGGATGTTTCTTTGCGCACAACATCATCACGGTGACAGTTGAATTCTTCTTCGTAGTTCATATCAATACTCAATTTCTTTGAAGAGACGGATCTGAGAGGTTATAGATTTGTGCAGCTCAGAGATTTCTGTATGAAACCCTTCATCATATTCTTCATTGTCCCAATAGAAGGACATCTGACAATTACCTATCTGGACATAAAATCTATCTTCTGTGATTACCAACTGCTCTGGTGTAATAACAACACCATCATACATTATGACAGCATTATACTTCACAGCCATATCTTTGATAGACTGTACAATACCACACACAAAATCAAACTTTTGAGACATCATAATTTGGTTATGAAATGATAGCAAACATAGAAAAAGTGGAGAAAATACAAGAAACCAAGAATAATCACATGTGGTGTCATAATACTGAAGCATGGATCTTCTGCTTTGATCAGCTTAGCGTTCAGCTTCGCGTAAAAGATTGGAACCAACATGATCAGAAATTGCATACTTGAAGTAGACAAATTGTCCATCAGTGGATTCACATAGATGAACGACAGCCAAAGTATAGCAACACTTGCAATCATTAGCAAATTTAACGTTGTCTTAGTATACTTTGGCTTGTAACTTAATTCTTTTGTGGGAGTATTTTGATGCATGTCGAATGCCTGAATCATGGGTGAGTTAGTTTCTTCCTGAAGAATTCATACTGCACAATCAGCAGAATTATCCGGTTCACACAGAGTTTCGTTCTTCACATAACCAAATCCACTACATTAGTAGAAGTTCTTAATGTCACATGATCATGATGAATGCCCACTGATATTACCTAGTTTTAAAAGCTCCATCTAAATCTCCATGATATTCGCGGATAACAACTTTTTCTGTATTTTGCGGTGGCTTGAACTCTGGGTACAGAACACTAAACGACACATTTTTCTTGACTTGTACTGTCTTGGTCTTTACTGGGAACCATTTCAAGTACCAAGCTGGAGCATTGTCACGGATCAGGTGCTGCCACCAATTAGACGGAACACACACATCAACAACAACATCAGTAGATTTCTTTTCTGTGTAGATAAATGTTCGCAGACGGACACATACAGCATCAATCATATCAGCCATCACGTCAGCCGTGATGTTATATGGCAGTTCGATATTAGCACCGATGTGTTCTCGCTGTAGAATTCGATCTACAGCCTTGACAGTAATTTTAAAGTCTTTCATCATTCGAGTCCGTTAGTTGCACAAAAATCAATAAACTCACCCATCATGTGATGGGCTTCCATTGCTTCAAGTAAAGAATCACCATTACTCATTACTAGAGACTACTTTCAGTGTATCCATCAGTAGATTCAATAATCCACCTTCTGCACACATCAGATACTGAAACGCTTGTTTAATATCTTCTGCTGAGTACATCGCGATGTCAGTAGATACGTTGGGATCACAAACCTTCTTTACAGAATCCAATTCAATGTAAACTTGATAGTAACCATTGATCGCTTCCTTTTGATCTATCACTTCAAAATAAGGGATATAGCTACCGTCGTCAAGAATTAGCTGATATTTAACTCCCTTAGCATAGTAATAACCATCATGGTCAGTTGTAACAAATACATCACCTACTTTATACCCAAGTTGCATACATGGTGTCTGATGAGTTGTTTCTGTAGTTTCTCTCGTATCGCTTGTCATGATTGAATCCTTAATCAGTTCATTTCTTTGAAGCCACAATACTCCAATAGTCTTTATTCTGCTTGATTGCTTTACCATCGGCTTTAAGCAACTGCACAATTACATCAGGAATGAACCAGATTTTATACTTCCAATGAGTAGGGATTCTTGTTACATTCGTTTTCTTGCTTGGAATGCCTGCTTTAGTATACAAATGTTCTACTTTACAAGTTGCCCGGTGTTTTTCTTTCCAGAATACGAAGATACCATTTTGTTTATTCTCACGAACCGAGCGGCAGTGAATATTCTGTAGCTCTGCTACTTTAGATTTAACAGCAGAATGAGTAGTTGCACGACCTACAATATCAAAGCCATTATTAGATGATACAAGTTCCGGCTTAATTCTTATTTGCACAAGGTTCCCTTGATAAGTTGGTATGGATGTATTATACAACAAGAATGAATAAAAGCTTAGTTAGCTGTACTTGCCATTGAGAACCAGGATAAGTTCTTGTTTTTGTTTTTCTTTAACATCATCATACTCAGCAGTATTAGCAGCAGCGTTAGAAGCAGCAAAAGCAGCAGCGTTAGAAGCATAAAAAGCAGCTTTAGTAGTGTTAGCAGCTTTAGCAGCGTTAGAAGCATAAGCAGCAGCTTTAGCAGCGTTAGAAGCATAAGCAGCAGCTAGAGAAGCATCTTCTAGTTCTCGTTCTGTAGCTTCACCCTTAGCAAACTTTTCAGCCATGTCTAGAGCATCAAGACAATACCGACCTTCCATCAAGTGTTGAACTTGCCGGGCGCACCAGACAGCGTACAACCGAATAGCTTTATCCTGCCCTTTGATAGAACTCAGGCACCATAAAGTGTCGGTCAATCCATTTGATTCCAGAACTGTCAACAAGTTAAGTTCTTCATCATCAGCTTTAGTCTTGTTCAAGTGTTTGAGAAGTTTGGTCCAGCCTTCATCAGAAGGCAAATACTTACGGATTGCATTCAAACTGGTAACAAAAGGTTGGGTAACTGTGTTGTGTTGCATAAGGGTTTCCTCGATAAGTTGATGTGAATGTATCATGATACAAATAAATTGTAGTAGAAATTAGCTGTACTTGCCGTTGAGAACCAGGATAAGTTCTTGTTTTTGTTTTGCTTTGGCTGAAGCGCGAGCAGCAGCGGAATTAGCACTGTAAGCAGCACTGTAAGCAGCACCGCGAGC